CATCGCAGTTACCGCAGTAGCCTTGGTCACCGTTTGTACAAGGGCCGGCATCGTAATTTGTACAAGGACCGACGTCGTCGGAGTCACAGATGCCTTCATCGCAGTTACCGCACCAACCCTCGTCGCAGTTACCGCAGTAGCCTTCATCACAGTTAGTGCAAGCACCTTCGTCACAGTTTGTGCAAGCACCTTCATCGTAGGAGGAACAAGCACCTTCGTCGCAGTTATCGCAGTAGCCTTGGTCGCCATTTGTACAATTACCTTGGTCGCCATTTGTACAAGGGCCGACGTCATCAGAGGCACAGATGCCGTCATCGCAGCTATAACAAGCACCTTCGTCGCACTCGTAACAATAACCATCGCAGTTACCGCAGTAGCCTTGGTCACCGTTTGTACAAGGGCCGGCATCGTAATTTGTACAAGGACCGACGTCGTCGGAGTCACAGATGCCTTCATCGCAGGTACCACACCAACCCTCATCGCAGGCGGAACAAGCACCTTCATCACAGTTAGTGCAAGCACCTTCGTCACAGTTTGTGCAAGCACCCTGATCGCAGTAATTGCAAGGCGAAACCTCGTCGCAAGTATCACAAGCACCTTCATCGCAGTAATTGCAAGCACCTTGGTCACAACTAGTGCAAGCACCCTGGTCGCCGTTGTCACACTCACCTTCATCACAGACACTACAAGGACCTTCATCTGCGTCGCTACAAACGCCTTCATCGCAGACACTACAAGCACCTTCATCACAGATTGAGCATTGACCTTCATCACAGCTAATACAAGGCGGATCGCCAATGACACCTATGACATCAAAGGTGTACGATCCATCCGTTGTGCTATTTGGGATTGTGACCGTGTCGGTGTATGTTCCGGCTACCGCAGTATCCAGAGTCACCTCGAACTGGTCGCTCATATTGATTGGATTGGTCGCCTGAGCACTGATGCTAAACGCAGTTTCGTTCAGCAGCTTTGCATCACGGACGCCCACTGGGTTAGTTGTAGCTGTCATCGTGAATGAGTGGGATATATCCGCACTACCGGCAGTTGTTCTGCCGAAGTCTGTGCCCTCGGCTACGGTCGGTGTGGTATCGCCATCTGGCACAGACACGTCGCCCACGTCATACGTCACAGCAAGCGTGCCCGATTCTTCCACGTTCGACCACCGTGGTGTCCAAACATTTCTCGTGTCACGCCGGAAGCATGTTGGCACTGTCGCTTCTGTGCCCATGTCAACATTTTCAGCACTGATAGTTGCGCCACCGTCACTCAGCGTGCGCAGTTCGAATCCAACGTGGTTGCCTACTGGTATTAGTGCGTCGTGCGTCTCAACTGTGATACCGCTCCACCGACTGATATTCATCGCACGTACGCAGAGGCGGTTTCCGAACGCGCCGAAGAATAGCGAGTGCCATCCCGCCAACTCGTCGTCATCGCCACCACTAGACGAACCCACAAGCATTCTGTCTGAGAGAATCAACTCCACCTGATCGTAATAGTGCCGCGTTATCTCGACCATCGCGTAGTGATCCGGGTATGAGCCACTGTCTTCCTTCCGATTCCAGGCCATGCGCAACCGGTAGCCGACAAACTTGTTGGAGGTGCTCTGTTCAGCGCCGAGTGTCCCCTCGCTTGTCGTCACTATCTCATCGGATTGCAGGCGTACCCACATCGTCAGTATGGTATCATCCAAACTTGACCGACGGAGGCCGTACAATGCAATCCAGTGGTTCGGCCCGTGCGCTGTCTTGTCAATAGCGATACCGTTTCTGTCGCCGGGCCACGGGTACACATGCACACGCCCATTAGCGTCAACTTCAAGCGGTGCAGAGCCGCCCGTTGTCCAGTAAGTCGGGTCCAGCACCTGCACCCCGCCATTGTCAACGGCATCAGCCGCGAAGCCATCCGAGCGCCAACACATAGGGCCTTTATCAGTTCCAGCAAGGAAGTTCCCCCAATGGTCTTCCCCAATAACGCCCCCGGATGTGTAGCTTGTCATCCCCACAAAACCGCCTGTGGTGATCGGGCTAGTCGTGTCGGTGTAAGTAGTTTCAGCGCGGCTCCCATCATCGTCAGGTGTTGCGCCGCAGCACCGCAACTGCAATGTCAGTGTATTGCCAATAACCCCGAAGAATATATCCATGCGACGGGCACCTGCAACGGATATCGACGTACCGATTGCCTCATGTGATGTCCCATCGTATTTCCAGATGCTCGCGGAGTTGTTAGCGACCTTGATATAGTAGCCGGCCTGCGAGAACACAGTGAAGTAACCGTAGGTACTTCCGTCAACGCAAGCAGCCGAGCTGGTGGCCATACGTAACCAGAATGTATTGTGGCACCCATTGCCGTTGTCGTATGCTCCGTAGTCCCGAATCTCAATCCACTGGTCGGCCTTCGACATCGACGTATTCCACACGGCACTTGGTGAACGCCGTGCGCGAATGAACCCCGCCCCGGTGTGCTTGAAGTTGCTATTTGCATCAGCACTGCCGGTGATCCAGTTGCTTGAAAGACCTGAGTCCCAGGGCTTGTCAAATGTGTCTTTAGCTTCAACCGTTCCGTCCGGCATGTAGCCGCCGCCACCGGGGATGTGTCCGCTGTGCCCGTTGCTTGTATCAGCGGCAGTTGCATCGTCGCCAAACTCATCAACCGGGTCTGGGGCAACAGTTCCACCGCCGCCGCCGCTCACTGCGCCAAGCACCCACAGCTCGATGTACGAACCTTCACCGATGCCGTCAGTAGTGTTAGCAACGACCTCTAGTGCAGTGATGTTCGTTGAGCTGTCTGCCCAGATGGATGTGGTACGTGTAGCGGACGTGCCTGATTTTGTGTAGAAGCTGTCGAGAACACGATGAGCACCAGTCTCAGCTTGAAGAGTAGCCTCGGACAAGGTATAGTGACCCACACCCGCGAAGTTTGCGCCTAGACTCAGTGATGCAGGTCGTACAAGGTTCACGGCAACATTGTAGGTCGATGCCGTAGCTGATGCGCTGATAATCCGAGAGAGAATCTTGTAATGCTGGTCACTATCTCCGTTCAGACCTTCGAAAAGGATTGTCTGGGTTGTAGTGGTGACGTCGATGCGCTCTTTCCGTACCCAGCACTCACCGTCACCAGTCGAGCCACCACCACCTCCTCCATCGGTCCCTGATCCTGTGAAAAGGCACTTGCAGAGCTTGATATCATCTGTTACCCAATCCGGCTGCACAGGGTGCTCACCCATGTAGACAAACGCACCGGAACTGTCCGCTGCTGCATACCATTCACCAGCTTGTGGTCCAACACGATCCCCTGCAGTCAAACTAGACGTATCAACAGCGACATGACAGTCTCCAAAAGGAGCAACACCACAACCCTCTTCCTCTGTTTCAATTTCAGCAAGCGCAAGCAGAACCGGCACGCCTGTTGCTGTTGGTTTTTCCACGTGCCAAATCAACTCTTCAGATGTGTAGCTTGTGACTTCAAGCAACGCACCTTCCCCTGGGACAGCAGTAGCTTCATCATTGATAATCGACACAGGCGCGCCCGGTAATCGTCGGCGATATTTCATGGACGAAGGACCGCCGAGCGACAAGCCCATGCGCTGCACAACTTTTGTAGCAGCCACGACTTGCGCGATATCCGATTTGGAAGTAAAACCAAAAAGATCCATGTTGTTTTATATCGTTGGGTTTAGTTCGAGATCATCAAAGTCTTTTTCAATGTAGCCACACGCAGTAAGGTAAATCGCGTCGGCATCGGATGCTAACTGCACGCCATCTGCATCTAGGAGCACGGGAACAGTTTCATTCTCACCTGTGGCTTTGTTCTTCACAGGTGTAGGATCTGCGCCGATCTTTTTACGTTCCCGCAGACCGCGATTTAGTGGAGATTGTTCCCACAATGTGCCATTCCTTTTTATGTGGATTGTGATTGTTTCAACGAAGTAATCGACATCATTCCGATACGATGATGCGTGCTGGATATTCACACATCGACAACGATGTTTGGCAAAACTTTTCCCGTCAATTGTCACAGCAGAATCATTGATCGTATTCTTGAAATCCATATCGTCAACATCATGGACTCGTGATGCACCCGAACCGGGTTTTCCAATAGGGCGCACCAGTACAAATTCGATGGCGGAATCTTCAACTTCAACAGGCGGATCAAACGGATCTGTTGCCGTGTTGACGATGGGAGCGCCTGCGTCGAAATCTGAAGTTGCCGTGACGTTATGTTCAAGGATACAAGTACCTTGCGAAGAGCCTCCCCATGTGATCTGGATTTTGTCATCCAGAGGGTTATCCTCTTCCTCTGTTGGTGTTCTTTGTCGATAGCTGCCTGTGGCGTATGTCACAACAACCTGCCAACGCAGACCTACCTTATCATCCTCGGTATCATGTTTTGGCGCGATTTCTCGCACACGGCAGGAGCCCATTTCTGGATGCCCGTCACTTATTTCTGGTATTTTTTCGCCTGACGCCATTGAAGCAGTCTTTGCTGCAAAAGCGGTAATAGGCGCATCAGCGACTACACTAAACGTTTTTGTAGCTGCGCTTCCAGACGTGTTTGTTTTGAACGTTTCAGACTTTACACCTATGGATATGATTGTCATTTTACACTCCTACAGTTCCAAAAGTAGGTCCTTCTGAAGTATCTTCAAGGATATCCTTTATCAGCACCAAAGTATCAGCTGCTTCCCGGGTGTTTTTCTCCGTATTTTCAATGAACTTGCTCCCTTTGGTTTTGTGCGCCAAGCGTGCCGAATAATCTTCCTTTGATCCACGCAACGCAGCACCAACAAATTGTGTCTTTTGTCCTTGCGGTGTATTCTTCTCGATGTCTTCAGGGATAGACAAATCCAAATCGCGTAAAAGTGAGTCCGCGTCAATGACATCATTTGGTCCGATGTCCACAATGATGCCGCCCTCCATTTCAGACGCCAGATCATTTGCCGCTTTGGTCATTTTTGCAATCTCAGCCAGAGCCTTTTCATCAACGAGGCTCTTTTTGTCAACGTTGTTTTTGCCCTTTTTGTCCCCGCGTAATTTGCGGCGATTGCGTGCTCGTTTATCAGCGGCATCGGTCACACCTTTTACGGAGGCCTCACGCGCTTTTGTAGCTGCGGCCGCCACTGCTTCATACTCCTCTTGCATCTCCGTCACTGCGTCTTTCGTTTCCGCAAACGGGTCCGCCATGTCGATTCCAAAATCAACTTTTTGGAGTTTCTCCACTTCGAAGCCGAGGAGCTGCGCAGCACCGACAAGTTTGTTTATCCCAAAGATAATACCATTGAGTATTGATTCGAAGGCGCTGGCGATACCTTTGCCCACAAGTTTTATGGTATTCCAAACGGCGGTCCACGCCATTTTGAATCCACCTTTTAGTCCAATCCAAAACTCTTGTGCCCCAAGCATAACAGAGATCCAAAGGCTATCCCAACCCAGTACCAAAGTGTCCCAAAAACTGAGAAAACCTTCTTTCCAAATCTCCAGTTCATAATCAAAATCAGCAGTGAGCAAACCCAGCTCATCTCCAATTCCTTTTACGCCGCCCTCAACGCCAGCAAGAGCATCGGCAACGGCGTAGACACCAATTGCAAAACCAGCGAAGAGAGCAAGCTTTGCAGCAAGCAATGCCACAGGTGCAAGAGCAGCCCAGCCCGCGATTTGAAGAAAGCCAAAAGCAGCTGTAACAGTTCCAGCAGCGACGGTAAGTGTGCCAAAAATAATCAGCAGTGGACCAATGGCGGCAACAATGCCGACGACGATTGCAACGAACTCCCGCATACCACTACTCAGCCCGCGCCACCACGTCATCAGTGATGAAAGAACGTTGCCAAGAAGTAGCAAAACCGGTGCCAGATGTTTCCCAATCTCATCACCGATTTCAGTGAACTGGTGCCAAATCATCTTGAGCTGTGCACCGAAACCTGCGAGCTGTTTGTTGGCCACTTCTTCAGTGATGCCTGCTGCGTTTTCGAGACTCTTCTGGTATGCTGCAATCTGGTCAGTCATCCCTAACAATGGAAGAATTGTTTGCTGTATCCTTGCTTGAAATCCAAGGGCTTCAAGCGCGGCTGCTTTTTGCACCGGACCTAGTCCGTCTACAGCTCTGGATATACCTTCAATAACCCCAGTAACATTCTTCCCTGTATTCGCGAATTGATCTGTTTCAATTCCCATGCGTCGGAACGCAGCACCATTATCCTTTATGCCCTTCACTAACAAGCGTGTCATTCTTCCAAGCATCGAGCCAGCGACTGCGCCTTTCTTACCTTGATCTGCATACACAGCGAGGATTGCAACGCCCTCTTCGAGATCCATGTTGTACTGCTTGATCGCTGCGCCAGCATCGTTTGTCAACGCTTCAGAAAACTGCTGCACACTGGCGTTTGCTATGGTATTTGCTTTGACCAAAATATCGCCAACAGCACCTAGGTTTTCCATGTTTTTGATAACGTCTTTGCAAGAAAGCCCGAGTGCTGATTGTGCATCAGTCAACAGATCCGTAGCTGTAGCCATATCAAACGCGCCTGCTGTTGCAAACTTCTCTACGATGGGAAGTGCAGCGATGGCTTGCTCAGCGCTCATGCCTGCGCTGGCGAGGAAGAAATATGATTTCGCCAATGCACGTGCTGATGTTACCCCTGAGCGTGCCAAAACACGTGCAGTATTTTCCATCTCGTCACGTATGCCAGCAGATACTCTTCCCATGATGGAAAGTGAGTTCGTCATCGCTTTATCAAACGAAGAGTAGGACGCGATCATACCAGCCACGGGCATCGTTACTGCCATCGACATCATCATGCCGGTGCCGCGCATCTGTCTGCCCGTGCTCTTCATCTTTTGCCCGAATGCCTGTACAGCGAATCCGCCTTTCTTGTACTCTTTGTTCAGCATTTGCAAACTTCGTGTGTACGTCTTGGTGCTGATCAAACCTTTGTTATAAACACCGGTCAGCTCCTTGAGTTTCCGCTGATAGTGTTCAAGCGGCGTGCGGGCAGCTTGCGTTATACGTTTGGCGGCCGCTAGACTTTCATTGTGTTTGGCTTGTGCTTTTTGCACACTGGGAAGCTGCGTTGTCATCTGCTTCACAGCGCGAGAATACGACTGCTGACTCAAAGCACCTGACTTGTATAGGCGTTCCAGATCAGACAGCTCTGCCGCGTAACGCTCAGTCGGTGTCGCCACTGCTTCTGTTATGCGTGCCGCTTCTTCCATCGCCGCATTCTGGGACGCCATTTCCGTTTGCGTCAGAGCTGTGATTTTTCGTGCTGCTTGCTCTGTTTGAGCGACGGCTTCATTTATGACTTTTTCGTAGTCGCTGCCCTCACCGACAAGACGCACCACAAGCCGCTCCAGCTCTGTTGCACTTGTTCCCATGGTTGTCTACTTCTCTTCTGAATTTTTACCGACCACTGCAAACCAGTACGCTTTGCTTGCCATTACGTGCTGTTCAATTTCAACGTCGCTGAGCACTTCCTTTTTCTTGCCACTATCAGTAGCAAACGAAAGTAGGAAGTGCTCAGTTCTTGGGGCTTCAGGATGCTTGCTTACACTGCGTCGCATCTCGGCGGCAATCTGAGCAAAGTAGAAGTCTTCCCGACGTGGGATGTTCATCTCTTTTCGCATGTATGCTTGCCACGAAAGAAACTCCGTGGAAGTTGTTTCACGCTGACAACGCTGTAGACTCATCCCGAGGCGATCCGCAAGTTGAAACCAGATCATGCGTTCGCCGTTTAGTCGTTTTCCGCAGCGTCATCTTCCCCATCTTCTTGCCCCAGAGCAGACAGCTCCTTCGCCGCATCAAAAAGCGCGGAGACGACTTTCGCAGGCCACGACTGAACTGTTGTGGCTTTTACCTGGATCTGTTTGCCGTCGATAATCTTTCGTAGACTCGCAGCCACCAGTGATGCTTGCAAACCATCGAAGTTTTTGAGTCCGCTGGGCTTCCCTTCTGCGTTGACCCGCATACGCCCGCCAACGTTGTTCAGATAGCTATCCCTTGCCTTACCATCAAGCTCGACCAACACATAATCTTCACCAGCAATTGTAACTGGCTTTTCCTGAAAATCGAGTGTAAAAACCAAGCATTCATTTATCGTTTCTGTAGTCATCAATCTGCCTCCATTCATGAGTGTTACCAGACGCCGAGATCCGCCGCTGGCTGCGTGTTCTTCACATAGGCATGATAACATACTCAAACCCATGCTTTTGAGCCGAGGTGACCAACTGTCGGTCACCTCGGCTCGGTTCTACCTACTATGCTGCTGCTGCGTAAACCGGAGCAGTTTCAACGCCTGTAGCATTCTGATTGCTCGGAATGATTTCAATGTCAGCCGTCGGCTGTTCACCTTCTGTAAGCTCACTAGGTGTGAACGTATTCAACCAGCCCCAGAACGCCAATGTAGATCCGTCGGGGAACGTAATGGTGATGAGATTGTTGACGTTGACAAGCGCAAGAATCTCGGCGTAGGTGGCAGGATCGTATGCCACAACCAAAGACGCATTGCTCATGGTGATGAGCGCCTTAGGATTGCGCGTTCTGTACGTCGCATTCAACATCAGCGTCGTATCAACTTCACCACCGCCATCAACACCAGGAGGCGTCACCGTCTTTTCGTAGAAAAGTACGTCCGCGTCAGCGGCAAAACTTATCAAACTTTGGTACCCATCATCAAGTCTACTCATCACAAACTCCAATCATTTTACAGGGTGACTTCGAACGATATGGTACCATTCAAAGTGAAAAGATTTCGCCTTTGCCGGTCAGGCTCTTGCCCAAGCGAAAGCACGGTGGTTTTTTGCGACACGGAACCGATTTCATAATCAGTTCCATCTATGCTAACAGACAAGCACCTAATGCTATCCAGGTACTCCCTGATCATCTCCATTCGACACCAACCTGCTGAATGCTCTGAACTGCGTACCAGAACTTGCCAGCCAGACTTGCTTATCGTTTCGCCTGTGCGCTGTATTCTTCCTTCCAGCGTGCCCGATGTGTCGTAAATGCAAATGGCCTTATTGGGATCCTGCGGTAGATGATCCACGTATATTGGCCAAGCGGCCGAACTTATGCTCGGCAACACACCAAGACCCTGCTCAAGCAAAGCAGCACGAAGTACTTCCGCTGGTGTATGTGCTGTGCTCATTTTGCTTTCTCCACTTCCTTTACAATCATGGCACCCATGTAGTCACGATGCTGTTGCAACGGGCCACTCAAAAACTTCGCTTGCTTGCCCGCCGCATGACGGTTCTCGATGATTTCGTGGACGTAGATCGCATAGTCTGCGGTGTAGCCCACAATCACGGCGGTTTTGAAGCCCGTGCCTTCAATGCGAGTGAAAGCGGATCCCTTCAAGTTGCCACCATTTATTCTTGCGACAGGTACGACTTTCTGGCTCATGCGCTGTAAGAACAAACCCGCTTTGTAAAGACCTACAATCAGTCCTTTTGCATGAGCTTTTTTCCTGGAATGAAAAGCCCTTTGAATTTCCTTTACACCCTGAACGCTCACAGCTTTGCCGTCCTTAGGAACTCAGTGGCTTTGAAGTTCGGAACTTTGTCCATGCGTCGGATCTCAAACGCACTTTCGTTTTCTCCTGGCTCAGTTTCACTTGTCAGATTTGCTCTATCTCCAAGCCAAAGAAACCCACCGACTTTTATCTCTGATCCATCCGGTAGTCCTGGTACAAAAACTGTTGCATTCGATGCGCGTGTGGTGCCTTTGTCATCAAGGAATTCCTCGATGGTATCCTCCCAGCGGACGCGCGCATTTACACCGCCCGAAAATGTCAACTCAACGAGTGAGCCAAAACATATTCGTCCGAAGTCATCTGGCAATGCAGGCGGCCAGTATATGGCATTCTGCTTGCGCATTCGCGAGAGGATTCCCATGCTTCACTCCTAAGCGTTAGCCTTTCGGCATCAAGTATGTATCGTCTGCTGGTGTACCGGCCCAGAAACCACCAACGCGGGGCTTCCCTTTTTTGGTACTCTCATTGATTCGTGCGAGTCCCCCATTTGTGTCAAGACGCATGGCCGCTTGTCCGTAGTGGCTTGTGTCCAGACCTAGCCCAACTGCACTCTGAAATGCGACACCAACAGGGCCAGCTTTTTCATTCACACCACGCGGATCGCGGATCGTGTAAAAGTGTGCTGCAAGCCAGCGCTCTATCAGTTCCAGACGTGTGTCGTCGTATGCAGTTGATGGCGTGTTGTCCCCAGTGCAAACTTCCGTCACTAATTCATTGGCAGGGCTGATGAAGGCAAGCATGGCCGTCTCATCAGGCACGATTTCAGCATCAAGCTCGATGATCGTGCCTACAAGCGCAAGTGAAGTGCGAACAGCCATAGTGTACCTCGTATTTCCTACAGACTTAGGTCAGTGATGAAAGCAGTGACATCTTTTTTGTGCAAAGATTTCTCGTTTGCAGGATCTTCATCACCGTCGAAAACAAACCAGCCGCGCTTGTACTTTGTGACAATGAAGCCAGCAGTAACTGCGGTTGGGAAGTCTTCTGTAACGTTCGTATGTCCTTCAGGGATTTTGAACGGTAAGACTTCTTCAATGACTTCCGTTTCCGTTGTCGCTTCTTCAGTGACTTCCGTTTCCGTTGTCGCTTCTTCAGTGACTTCCACAACAGGTACCGCAGAAGTCACCAGCAGTTTGAATTTGAAAGGAAACTTGGCGTCGAGAGCCTCGTCTGTTGTAACTTGCTGTCCCCTCAAAACTGTTGTCCCATCCTGACAAATGTGTGACCCGCCACTGTTTACGTAGGTGCGTTTCATGCTTGGCCTCATGTGTTTATGCTATTCGAAGTGATTGTGCGGCGTGGGCGGCATTCTGGCACTACCCACGCCGCACCCAACGATGTGTTATCGTCTACACTGAGCCGTAGACGATACCAGTGTTGTTATTGTAATCAGACCGCAGTTGCGGAACCATGATTGCCATAACTTTGAAGTTCAGCTGCATGCCGCCCATGCTGGGCCACTGCACCGTGGTGATGTCCATGCCGATGACCATACGAGCAACATCACTCGTCATCTGCACAAGCATAAGCGTCGTGCCTGTGAGATAATCAGCTTGGCGAACATCCTGGATACCATCAATGGCAGCAAGACGCGATTTGAGCGTATGCGTACCCTTGTTGTCACTGTAGTCACCACCCATGTGGATGCTCCACTCTGGGGAATAATACAGCATGAAGTCACCGAAATAGTTAGCGTCTTGCGACTGCTTTATCATTCCGAGAACTTCATTCACGGTAGTCTTTTGATTCGACGTAGACGGTGCCGTCAGGGACTTTGTGAGCGTGTCCGGGAACGTCTTCATTCCGTAGACAAAACCACCACCGTACTTGTAGGAATTGACTTCGCCGAGGGCGAGCTTTTCAATCTGCTCTGCGACCTTGCGGCCAGCAAGTTCACCCATCGTTGTGTCAAGAGGAGATCCGCCGTTCCGGCTTGCCATGATCTGGCGTGCCGAGAACTGGAAGTCCTTGTGGATGATCGGCAGCGGCAAGCTGGTCAGATCAAACTGCGGGCGATCTGCGTCTGCCTGTCGAATACCATCCATCGAGATGGAAGCATCACTGATGTCCGATGTCGATTCATGCTCAAGCGACATCTTTCCCATGCCATTCGGAATCATGTACTGCAATCCCGCGGCACGAAGATCCGCAACGACACGAAGCCGAGGCTGCGCAGCTTTGATGATCGCTGTGTCAAGCTGGATCCAGTCGTTTTTTCTGAGTGAAGCCGGCGCGTTCGTCACCAGCGTATTGAAAAGTGGCTTGCCGTCTTTGTCGGTCTTGCCTGTGTTGAGAGTGATCCGGGATCTACCGTCAGAACCCATCACGGGGCGAAGGGCACCGGGATCAAAATTATTTGCCATCAGTACGTTTGCAACGTCACCATGGCCCTGTCCGTTGAGAACAAAATTCATCTTGTTGGCTCCTTTCTCAAGAGCGTTGCGTGTGCTGTAAAAAGCATCACGCAGGTTGTGGTTACGGGTTCAGAACCCGGCATTTGATGAGCGTTGCAGCGGCGAGTGCGCCACCAGAATCTTCGAGGGCTTCAAGCTGACCGCCGACTGAGTTTCCAATGACCAAAGCTACGTTTTGGATCTCCGGAATCATCACACCGAGATCGCCAGCATCATCACCCGCGAATGACAGAATAATGAGCAGACGGTCACCGGGAGCGACACCGGTCGGTGTGATGGTAAAGTCTTTGTTTGCCATCGTCAGGCTATTGATGCCCTGCAACGCCGTAGCACACAGATCAGAGCCCACGAGGCCTGTCCCTGCGTCGAGATACACGTTGGCATCAACAGTCACTGCCGTAGTGTTTTCGTCTGCTATGGTCGTGAGCATTCCAGCCTTCACACGCAACGTGATGGCAGCACCAGCACGATACTCTTGCGGGAGTACGAATTCGAACGCGGCAATCTCATCAGTAGACGCGCCACCAAAGTCTACACCCTGCAACGTAGGTGCGTCTGTGCCTGGGGTGCCAGTGATGATTGCCATATCATCGTTTGCGGCTGTGCCCGGAAGCGTTGTCTGCAGCGCGTCCCAAGTTTTGGCCTCGGTGATAGGTAGTTTGTATTCCGCGTCCGCGGATGAAGAAACTTCGATGAACTGACCACTACCGGCACCTTCTACCGACAGGTAGTCCGCCACACTAATATCTTCACCTGACTTGACGAGAACCTGAACGTGGTCACCGGGCAGGGGAGAGAGGAAGAAAACAATATCGTCGAGCGCGTAGGCGTCTTCAACGGTATTACCCTGGAGGGCGTCTTCAATTGCGATTTTCAAACCGCGGCCAGCAGCAATCTGAGCTGCAAGCGTTTCGGGATCGTACTTACCATCAGCTGCGAGGCGCACTGCCTCACCAGGGCTGACTGCAGACCCTGCAACGCCCTCATCGAAATGACCTTTGGTTTTGAGCACTATACGATTGACATTAGAAGCCATGTTTCGCTACTCCTTTCTGGGGAGCTACGTCAGTAAAAGTTGAACTGACCTAGTCAGTTTCGCCGAAGTTCATCGTAGGTGGCAGGAGCGGCTCTTCATCCGCTGCGCTTGCGTTGACAACAGGAGCACCCGGCAGGGTAGCTGCGCCATTGAACATAGGGATCGTCTGCTCTTTGGAAGATGTAGACGAGCCGGAAAGAGTAGCGAGTCCTTGCAGTTCATCAAGCATCTTCGTCTGCAAGAATTCCTTCGAGAATGGGTTGGCTTTGTTCGCGATAATCTGCGCAATCAAAGCATCTTTCGCCTTGTTATGGGCGGTGACTCCATTCAACAAGATTTCTGCGATTTCGGGCGGTGCAGCGGCGACGTATGCTTCAAGAGTCACCGGGACTTCCTCTGCACTTTCCAAATCATCAGACTCAGCCTTCGGTTCCGGGGATTCCGGTGCCGGGTCGGCGTTTATGACGGGTGACATCTTTGCCAATGCACTCTCGTCCATCTGCATGAGAGTTTCACGGTCGCCAGCGCCCCACTGCGTTGCAGTGTTAGCGATAAGGCTATCCACAATCTGGTCCTTATTCATGCTTCCAGTCTCCTGTGTTTGTGATTCGTAGTTTCCCACGAATCCACCTTGTGTAGTTCGGTATTCGGTGACCCGAACAACCTCCACCGGTTCACCGGTGATTTTGACTTCTGCGTCTTCGAGTGTGTAATCCAGGCGAAAGAGTTTTTTGTCCTTCTCTGAATCGTAGATGCAGAAGTCAGCGTAAACGTCTACAATCCATACATCTTTTGTTAGCCCTAGCTTGGCACGTACAGCCCGTGTAAGTGCTGAAAAGATGTTACTGTGGCTCATTGCGTTACCTACCATTCGGCGCATCAAATCCATTTCTCGCGCCATCAGGTGTGTAGCATCAAACCCTGAAGCCTGTGCTGCTTCGTTCAACTGCAAAAGACCTGCGCCGTCGGCGATACTGCAAGCGCCGACTTTATCTGGAAGGAGTGCGAGATGATCAGGGATATGCTCTGTGGCTTTTGCATTGTAGGCAGTGCCATTCCACTCTCCCGGTTCGCCTGCGTTGGTCACAAAAACACCTGTCGAGACTTCCATCATTTTGTTTGCTTCAAGCGCAGCCAAAACACGATTGTCAACCAGCTCCGCCCGTGCTTCTTCAATCCAAGCCTCAGCGCGCAGCTTGCCCTCCCAGCGCGTGTTCATCACCATGCCAACCTGCTGCCGCTCCAGTATGTCAGGATCGCAAGCACTAACGCCAGAACCATTGATCTCCGGGTGATAAACGACAACGGGCTTCATGTTCCAAGCGGCGACTGGCTTCTTGCATTCATCTTCTGTGTAAAGCAGTGGTCCGCCGCTGCCTGAATGAACACCCTCGGTCAGCATCGCCATAGGTGCCACCAGATACTTGCGCCCCTGTAACGTCTCGTGCCTTATGGCGACGTTGCTTATGTTGAACGTCAATGTGTTTAGTTGTTTGCCTGGCATTGAACTACTCCTCAAAGTATCGTTGTCACTTCTCTACACTACGCGACGCCACAGCAGTGTGACGACTTTCAATTGTATGTAGCAGAGTGACCACATTTGATCTCACGCGTTCTGTTTCCTTCTCATCCATGCCAGATCGAATGCTGAGCTTCAAGCGTTCAATTCTAGCAAAGTCGGCTACTGAATCGTTGAAGTGTGCTGTTGACAAAGGAGAGTGTTTCCCCTTCGCCATTGTTACAAGTTCACGAACATCCGATGCTGCTTCTTTCGCTACAAGGACGCCCTCTTCCGCATCACCCTGAATACGGTGCATGAGCGCAACGTGTTGGACGCAAACTTTTTGCTGTTGCTCGTCACGTGAAGCCAGCCCATCAAGAAACTCCTGGTGTGCTTTGAACCACTGTACAAGTAGGCCGCCAGGCTTGTCTGCTTTTTCCGGATCAAGTAACCGTTTAGCGGCCCACCAAGCAAGACGCGCAGCGAGCCACATGCCAAACACCATTATGGCAAACAAGCCACCTTGATCAACAATTTTTTCAATCAATGCGCCATCCATACAGAAACTCTTTTCAATCAGTTTTTGGAATCATCAGGAAGTGGAAGAGCGTACCAGCCCGCGGGCAAATCCATTATTGTCGCCACAGGCTTCCCGTCTTTACCCATCACCCAAACTTGTGCACTTTTGATCGTCTTGCGAATGCGTACAGGGGCACCCGCGGGAACGTAAATCGTTCTGGTGAATGCGGTACAACCTGAAGCAGAAAAGACAAGCATGGCCAACACCGTGATCGACCCCATTTTCCAGGTCTTTCGTATGTGTGTTTTGAGACGATCACGGGTGCTGGCAGCCATGTCTCCATTTTCGACTTTGGGCTTGGCTGCTTTTGTAATTGCGGGAACGAATATCCGCAACGCTTGAACAACCAGAGTCGAGAAGAAATTGCTCATTTCAACGTGCCCTGTTTTTCAAGTCGATCGTGGACAATCTGTATGCCTTCCTTCAAGTTTGCAATCACAGCTGTGCTTGCTCGTTTTTTCTCCACTTCTTCATAGATTTTTACAATGAAGTCCAGCGCGAATTCAAGGCGGTCAGCACCCGCATTTTCGTTTTCTTTGCTGATCTCAATCTCAGCAGCTTTTACTGCAGTGATGATCGAGCCCTCATACTTTGCACTTGCGGGCAAAACAGCGTAGACTCGATTGAGAATGTAAAGCACTACACTCGCGTAAAGCGTAATGGCTGCAGGTGAGTTGAGTACTGCGAAAATGCTTTCGAGAATCTGTTCCCAATTCATGCACCGCTCCCGTTCTTTTTTGACTTACGTGGGGAAGCCGCTGGTGAGGGCGACGGCGTAGTTACATCAGAATGAGTATGTTTACTCTGCTTGGCAGGCTTTGTGTGCTCTGGCAGCGGTTTAGCTTGGTCCACCGTCTGCTTGCGTGCTTCCTCTGCTCGCTTTGCCAGGACTGTACGATGACGCGGGTCAGGCTGCACTTGAAAACCAGTGGGCAGCTGATGACCAACACCGTGCTTCTTGTTACGATTATGTCTGCTGTCTCGAACCCCAGTTCCCACGTTACTCTCCCTGTCGATCTGTTACTGTGTATGCGCGTAGTGCTGTACGAGAACCATACACAAATGCAAGCAGTCTCCGCTGACTGTTTTCGCCAATCGGCAACGTCGTATCTGTAGTGGCAAGTGCAGCAGTGATCGCTGTATGCAGCCACTGTGTGTGTATTGCATATTCAGATGGTATTTGTGCAAGCAGTAACGCGAGCACTTCGTCCTGTGTTAGGGCCGAAAGTTTGCCATCATTTGCAAACTGTTCCACTATATCCAAAAGTACTTCGAGCTGCTCTTTCATTCCAGCAAGTTCGGTGACTTCAGCACGATCCAAGAGCACTGTGACCGAAAGATCGCTGATGCCACGAAGACCACTGCGCTGAAGATTCATTGAACTGTGTGTAGAAGAACAACCCACCGCACTAAAAAGCACGAGCAACGAAAACACAAAACTGAATTGTCTACTTCGCATTCCGACATCTCCTCAAAGGGTGCTGATGTGATATCCAGCTCATGTGGATCATATTATAAAAAAGGCAGGAAGATGCTGTCAAGAAACAAATGCAAAATGTTTTCGGCTAGAAAACAACACCCGGTTTTTCCATAGGGACTTCTTCCGGTTGCAGCTTCACCAGCTCAATAATGTCAGGGAACAAATTCTGCAGATGTTTGAGTACTTCCCCCGACACACCAAAGTCTCGGAATACATCCCGCACGGACAGTGTGTCCCGAATGAATACGTCGTAGTGTAACTGGAGCAAATCAGTAACGATAGCATCGTCACTCTCCCAGTTCTGGTCATCATCGTACTCCCATACTGCCAAATGCCCAAGTATTCGAATCACTAACATTTTGTTTACTCCTTCAGTTTTTTCAAACCTGTGATCAGCATGTCAAACCAGTCTGGTTCTTTTTTGGCGAAGTTCACGGGATCCTTTATCAAGTACTCAATGCCCACAGAAGCAAGTTCCGGCGCTTCTCCACTATCATATATACGCCCCGCGTAAGCAGTGACACGACTAAATTTATCCTTCTTTCCAGTACACGAATAATTGGGGAGCTTGACAACTTTTTCGCCCTTGGTTCTCATGGCAAAAAAGGCATCTTGTTTTTTCATAAAACCTTCGATTTTATAGGCTAGATGATGTCCCAATTCATGTGCAAAGTCGCCCGCGTTTGCACGCCCGGACATGGAGATTAGGCTTCTGTTGATTTCGTACTCCGCCAAGTTTCTACTCCCGAGCACCCTTTCCGTTCTAACACGGAAAGCAGACAACTTTTTCTGTTCTGAAAGACTCAGTCTTTTCTTAGGTACCCAAGAAAACAGTTCCTTCGCAGTTTCGCTCCACTCCTTCGCATTAGCAATTGTCGCTTTATCTGCCATGCTATCCACTTCACGCAGCAAAGCGTACACTTTATCATTGATCTTTTGTTTTACAGGCTTCAGCTTTGCCAAGGCTTTTATTTCATCACGGATCGTGTCAGCCCTTTTTTGTGCTTTTTTGTATGCTTTTTTGAGGGCATCATACACCTCAGGCTCCGTGGCACGCCTCTTGGAGGCTTTTATCATATCTATGCCAAGTTGCTTGTGATCCAAATCAGCAAATTCTTGTCGCAAAGCAGACAAACGAGCAACACCAGACTTGCTGTTATTCGGAATCTTCGCAGCTTCTGCAAGGAAGCGTTTGCGGTATTCTTTTGCAGTTGTGACACCTTTGAATGGGCCTTCTGTCCATGGTGAACCAGCAGCAATGGTTTTCTCTTTCACTCTCAGCGTCCCATTGACCATTTCAACTTCTCTCAGCTCCCCATCAATTATAGCCATACGCTTGGGCTTGGTCTTGGGTTTGGGTGCATCGGGCTTCGGCTTGGGCTTCGGCTTGGGTGCAACGGGCTTAGGCTTGGGTGCAACGGGCTTAGGCTTAGGCTTAGGCTTCGGCTTAGGCTTGGGTGCAACGGGCTTGGGTGCAACGGGCTTGGGTGCAACGGGCTTGGGTGCAACGGGCTTACCGCCTTTGACATAAAGCTTGTTGATTTTCTTCGTTGCGGCGTCAATCTCAGCCTTCAATCCTGCGCGTGTTAGTTCACTTGCAGCGGCATACTTTTTCTTCAATTCCTTTCTCACCAAAAGCCATTCCGCCCGAGTCTTCCCATCTATGTGTGTGGGCACCGGGCGTCTCGAACCTAACGTGGTTGAACTTCGTTTCGCCAAGGCTCTCGACGCAGACATGCTACGTGCTTTGCTGTTGTCTGCACCAAGCCATCGAGAAGCACGCCGCGCCTCTTTTGCGGAGAGTTTCGGATGCTCCTGTCGAATGCTCTTTCGTAGACGTGCGCCGATTTCTCTTTTCGTGCGAACTTGCTCTTTTATTTTCCCTGCAGGTAGAGTGCCTGGTGCTTTGAGTTTCCCGTCGTTCCACTGTGTTGTTGTTCCACCTTTGACACCACGTTCACCGACGTTCGCAGGAAGCCACATGCAACGACAATTCGGGTGCCTTGGGATAATACCACGCGCTTCCTTGACCGACATTACAACGCCTTCGAGCGGCTCACAAATAGCGCACACCAGATCATCACCAGCAGTTGACCATTCAGCCATAACTTTGAGCTGCTCGACGCCCAGAAGCTCGAATGAATCCAACTGCCCCTCTGCGTGTGCATGGATCATCTCAGTGCGCGCAATCGTCATAGCGCGCTTCTTTTCGAGTGCTGATACCGACTTGTTCAATTGACGTGCTATGTGTGCAGGCCCTTTGCCTTGTGCTATGCTATCCGCAAGGACACGCGACATCTCCGCATCCATTTGTGCCGTCACGCCTTTGAGTTGCGTGAACGCTCTATTGTGCAACAGCTGTATCTTCTCTGCAGCAACAGGACCACCGAATGCTTGTCGTAGAAAACCCTGCTTGCCACCCTCCACAAAATCGAGTGAGCGATCAGCCGCAAACTTCGCCGCATGTGTTTCCGTGTAGCTACGCAAAACCCCTTTTCGATACGCGCTCCCAATGTGCTTGGAAAGCCATGGTGTTGCTGCTTGATCCTTGCTCACCTCGAGTATGCCCGCGTCGACTTGTTCTTTCAGCCACTTCTGGTACTGGGTGACTTTGCCCGCGTCAGTCTCGAAACGCCATCGTCCAGCATTATTGACCAGAATAGGTAGACCTGGAGCCTTTTCGTGATTCTCTGTCAACCGCTGTGTAACGGCACCCGTGTAATCGTCTACTGATAGCAAAGGGTGCTGTGTAAGCAGAGCACCAGCGGCGATTTGGCTTGCTTGGCGGGCTTGTCGTTTGTTAGCCCTGATGCCAAATGCATCTTCAGTCACAACTAGCTGCGTGATCGCACCTCTGAGCGCACGAAATCGCTTCCGCATGTCACCTATAAAAACTCTACGCTGCAGTGTCATGCGCGTCGGATCAAATCGCAGAGGATTGATCTGCTTCTTTCGTGGTTTTCTCTTCCGTGTGCGTTTGCTAACAAGAGTTGCAGACATGTGTTTTATTTCTCCAATGATCGCATCTTTTGCTGTTCCTTCTTGTTCTTGCCACGACTCCGACCGCCATTTCCCGCAGGGTTATTGGCTTGCCTGTGCTTTGCTTTTTTGTTCTGCACCACAGCACACATGCGGCAAGGACCTTCAATGACAATCGGTGAAAAGCAACATGGGCAGATGATTGCTGCGCGTCTGTCAACAGAGCGTTTACCTGATGGCATTTCAACCTCGTACATCTCTAGGGAATGCACTCATTTCTGAAAGAACACTACGACACACACTGGCTTCTTGTTCGTGTTCTTTCAGCTTGTGCTTGTAGTTCTGCTCTTGAATCTGATCAGCCATTTTGATTGCTTCCAGTCGTTTTATGATTGCTTGCACAAGCTCAGGGTTTTCCTGCCGCCACTCAAGCCACGAAACGTGTGTGATTTTATGCGTAAGCCAGGCCTTTGTGTCAGGTTTAGGTTTGAAGGGAGCTGCATCAACTGCGCATCGTTCGCAAAGATTTCCATGATGAAGTGTAACGATTGTGTGCCGAAAACAAAAGAACAAACCGCAACCATGTGTGACGCCATTCATTACATTGCCACACAGGTTACGAGTACCTCTACCCACTTGTGTACTACAATCAGGATGATCGCAAGTACTCGGCACACCTGGGCCGACATCTCTACCCCAGTAAGCATCAAACCTAACTGAGCTCATCATTGATCTTGCCCTTCATCTTCTTCATCCTGAATGTCTTCATCGACTTCGACTTCAACTTCTTCGACTTCATCATCCTGAATGCCCTCAATGTGCGTGAGTGCTGCCGCCATCACTGCTTCTGCAACATCTTCTGGCATGCCAAGTACGAGTGTCAAAAACTCGTATGGAGGCATGAGCGTATCAACACCGCCCGTGACGAACTTCGCCATGGCTTCTGTCTTACGAACTGAGATCTCAGCACGCTCCGTTTCAGAGGGTGCCGTGAGGTCAGGCCATTCCACTATCCAGCCCTGCGGCACAACGGTCGCTTCAAGCACACCGATATCAATTAGACGCTGAAGTGCTACGTCAATAATGCACGGTGTTATGTAACGCTCTTGTCTGTTTACCAGTCGTGAAATCCAAGCATTGGTCGCAGCATTACCCGCGACCACACCTTCTTCCACTCCCATAAAAACACGGTACGGTACACCGAGTGTAATGCAGATGGCTTTGATCTGCACTTCGAATGATTTCGACGGATCCGCAATCTGTGGCGCAAGGCTTTTCGCCGTCATACCTGTTGTCGCAATATAACGCTGCAAGCTGTTCATATAGTTGAACATCATTTCCCGGGTAGACTCTTCATTTAGCTCTGCATTTTCGAGCCCGGGCTGTGTTTCCAAACTGATGCCTGGAAAACCACCACGCCAAAACATCTCCCCAGAACCACCAAGAACCTTACGCAGATCATAGAGTCGATTCCACACAGGTTTTTGCCGCGGTGTACCTAGCACCTCAGACGTGCCGCGGTTATCAGTCACATGGGTAATGCGTGACCAGTGGACCTTCTGATCAGTTGAAGAAACAGCAGATGAACCACCCGGTGCTGCGAGTGATATGGAGTAGAGCGTGGGCTTGCCGTAGCGTGGGTTCGTTACGTCCTTCTCTGTATCACTCACCACGACTTGTGACTGATCAAGCACCCGCACATATATCACATCGCGCTTTGTGCTCTTCTGCGTAGCCTGAGGCTTACCAGTGCACTCCTCCCAGCTCTCGTACCCCTCGATGGGCTCATTCAATGCAAGCCCGTCATTCACACCCCAGAGAATCACACCGAACTCACCGATGCCCGAAAGTTCGTCTGCGCGTTGGAGATAATGGAGGATGTGATGCTTCTTGTCAATCGCAGAGAAGGACGCCTCGAAGGGAGTCTCGTTCTCTGCGTCGGCATCTTCATAGATATCGGGTAGACGTTTCCATGATTCCTCAGGATACACATTCACTACACGTCGTCCAATTTCACGATTATACATCACGCTGTACTCAGCGATTGAGATTGTCGCCGAGTAACCGCACTCATCGTTGATATCGCGACGTGGATCGAAAAGCTGCGTGAGAAGATCCGCCCGTGTAGTCATTGCATTGAGTATCAACGCAGGATCAACATGCCCTTTGTTCGTAATGGGATTGCGCTTAGGCTGCTGCCCTGCTTCGAGGCCTGTGTGCTGATCCGTGCTTGTTGTATCTACTGACATTATGCTGCTCCTATGTTCGTTGTGCGCCGACTCTTTTCACGGGTCGGGCTAAAATGGCAAACGCACCACTCCCTGCGTCTACTTGGTCCTTGTATTTTCCTCGTGGGAAGAACTGAAGCTCGTTGAGCAGATCAGCATTCCACACAGCAGCTCTCATTCTGAATGCGTTCGCATTCACCATCACTGACCATTCATCAGCACGCTCCTCCTTTGAACCTATCGCGGGCACTTTGCGTGCTCTAAAACCTGCAAGTCGTTTGATCGTTGCCTCTGCTGATTCAAGTCCACCGCTACCCGGTTCTTGTTCAATGCCTACGACTACTCTACGACCATCTCGCTTCGCCGTTTGCACGATGAGGCGTTCACGTGCAGCAGAATCCAATTGCGCACGGACGACGTCGAGAATCCACCACAAGTCCTCACTTCCATCCTTCGGTGCGATTGTGGCGCGGTATCTTCCCAGGAGCAGACCAACGGTGTATGCACCGCCATCCTTCGTGCCCGCTTTATCCCAAAACCTACAGAAGCCTACCCACTCCTTTGCTGATAGTGGTGAGGGCGTGTCGATCTGAATACGCTCGACCTTGAACATGCCGCCACCACGGGGTACAGGGTTCTGTTCGTACTGCCCTGAATAGCCATACTCCCCCAAGTCGAGGCGCGCTTCTTTGAGGATCTTCTTCGATAGACGAGTCTCATCCAAAAGACCCAATTTGCCATACAGCTTGCGCAGCTTCACGGGTTTTACTTTGTTACTGCGCTCTGCGGGAAGACAGATATGGCGGATCTTTTTTCCACTCGCTAACTGATGCCCGCTGGGATCATCTTCATGTAGTCGTTGCTGGATGAGCCAGGTCGGCGTGACTTCCTTATCGACTTTTCTGGAAGGGAGAACCTCAGAAAGGAAATTGTTTGCTGTATCCAACTCCAGTGCGCTGACTCTTGACGCCTGCTGTGGATCTAATGGATCATCAACCAAAATCACATGCGCGTGGAAGCCAGTGGGTGACATACCACCAACAGTACAAGCGAGTCTACCTCCACCTGCGGTATTCATAAATAGGGATTTTGTCCATTGATCCTTTGACGGTACTGTTTCTGGAAAAGCAGTTCGATACTTCTCTGATTCCTCTATCATACGACACTTGCGGCCAAGTTCGAATGTTAGCTGTTGCGTGTGACTCGCCGCGATAACACGAACTGAAGGTTGGCGGCAGTGTAGCCAAGCGGGTCCCATGATGCTCAGTATTGTAGATTTTGTGGTGCCGGGTGGGACATTCACGATAGTATCGTAGAGTTTTGGCTCAAATCGAAAGACACGTTCCATATCTTTTTGGAACTCTTCGCAAAGATATTCAATGTGCCAATTCCAAATAGGGTTTTCAGCAATGACAGTTGACCAGAACTCTTGCACGAAAGCGTAGAATGATTCTTGGCACACACTGCGTACCAGTTGTGCTTCCGATGCTGTAATCGCCACAGGTTCTACATTCATTCTGGCACTCATAGCTTCTCATCTTTCGCTTGCTTTGCGCGTAGTGCTGCAAGAACGATTTTGCGAGTCTCGATTGGCAGGTCGAGATCAGATATGTCAAAGGTGCTACCTGTATCGACGGTGCCGCTGTGGACGATCTCGACTTTGTCATTGTAACCACGATCTCTGAGCTGTGTTTTGGCGACGTGGATTATGGCAGCTGTGTCTCCCGCAGCCACTCGCCCCATGACAGCTTGCTCGAAAAAGTTTTTCTTGTGCCAATGTATCTCATCGAGCAGCGAAGAGAAGTCTGGGTCCTGGAGCTTCCATGTCTCGAATGTGCTGCGGGGCACGCCGATCTTTCGTAGTGAAGCAGATACATTGAACAGACTGCTGGTCAGCGCGTGGACGAAAAGATGTTGCCGTGTGCGCTTGCCGTGGTTCTTCAGCAGTGCTTCAGTGCGCTCGACACCGTTCGGTAGTTTTTCACACGCTTCAATTTCGTCCCAAAGCTTGCGCAGTTTCAGTGGAAGGTTTTGGTAAATGTACTCATGGAACGTAACGTCATTTCCCTTCTCTCTGCCGCCTCTGCCACGCTTGATTGCATCGGCGACTGCAGGCTTGATCCGAACCCAATGCTTGAGAGTCTTCCCTGTTACACCAAGCGTCTTTGCAATCTGCAGATTGCTGCACCCGTCCTTGGCCAATTGAAATATGGCCACGTACATCGTCGCTGTGAACTTGGTCGCCACTTGATATGCTCCTATTCTATTGAAGGGTTCTCTTGACATAGGGACCTCGTTACTGTAGAATGTAGATGTAACGAGTTGGCATTGAAAGCAGCTCAACACCTCAGACGGAGGCAGGAAACATGAGTAGCAACCAGGAAAAAATCGCAGCAGTGGCAACAAGCGCCAGCGCAAAATACGCAATAGAAATGATGGCAGGGATTGCTGAAAGAGCGAACGACGCGGCCATGGACCTTGCCGAAGCACTGGAGTGCCTGAAGGAAGAAGGCACAGCAGCCTCGGAAACAAGCATCAAGCGTAAGGTGCAGCACGCTGAGCTGATGGTGTGAAGGGTGAGCCGTGTTTACCGCATCGCCGCACAGTATGCCACACGCATCGACTACAGCGAATCTGTATTGGCAGACCATCGGCGCGACGCGGACAAATGGGAGCGGATGAGCCAAGATGCAACGGACAAGGTCTGGGCCTTGTCACAAGCATAAGCAACTAGACTCGCAAACGGGGGCGGGCAACCGCCCCTGCACATCTCAGATGGAGGTAGGGAACGATGACGATCAAGACACACGAAGAAATGCAGACGATAGCAGCGGAAGCCAAAGCACTGGCAAATGCGAAGTTTGCTGTGGACATGATGGCTCGTATTGCTTACAAAGCGATCTACTCCGCCGTGAACCTCGCCGAAGCCCTTGAGAATCTAAAACAGGAAGGTGTTGCCCCACTGGAGTCTGAAAAACGTATCAAGCGCACCACACAGCGAGCCGCACTGATGGTGCGAAGGCTGAGCCGTGTTTACCGCATCGCCGCACAGTACACCACACGCACCGACTATGACTCATCCATTCTGGCAGATTTCTGGCGCGACGCGGACAAATGGGAGCGCTTCGCTGAAACAGCAACGGACAAGATCTGGGGCATGTCGCGGGATAACAACGCGCCCGTGTTCAACTTCTAATCAGTAGACTCGCAACCGGGGAGGGCAACCTCCCCTACACGCGTTTCTCGGCGTCTAATTGCATTACAAGGGCGGAAGTACAGAGCCCTCACTTTCACTCAGAGGTGACGTGATGAGCAGTGCGCAAATCAACTACAGACGTAAAGTGAAGCAGTGGGTAACAGAACAAGCAAAACTCGGGCTTGTCGTGGACGTGGACGGCTACGCAGGCGGCAACTATGGACCCGGAGAATATACCCTGCACGTAGACGCACCACGAGGCTTCCGATTCGATGCGGGGGACCACACGCTGGGCTTCTACGTGTACAACGGCGGAGCGCAGCTCTGCTGGAAGGATGTGTGGGAGCGAATCTGTTTTGGTGACGGGTTGGTCCCCTGCGAAAACTCGCGGCGCAATGGCGGCGAATACTGTGACTTCTGCGACGGTGAGGAGGGCATGAGCGATGCAGATTGAGGATATGAAAGTAGCTGCGCAAAAACATCAGTACCCAGTGACGTCGACATGGGCTGTTCTGGAGGATGATCGTGGGCTGTTCTGGAGGCAGAACAAGAAACTGCTCACCAGTGAGCAAGCTGATAGACTCGCAGAACAGATTCGACAAGCTGCGTTGGAGCATGACGATGGTCCCTGCCATGTCTGCGGCGTATGTTTCTTCTGGAGCTGCGCTGAGGGTGTGTCCTTGGGTGACTGCATACACATTTTTTCTCTTGACATAGGGTCCTCGTTACTGTAGAATGTAGATGTAACGAGTTGGCGATGGCAGCCAAACAAAACCCTTGACGGAGGCAGGAAACATGAGTAGCAACCAGGAAAAAATCGCAGCAGTGGCAACATGCAAAGCAAACATGGATCGTCTTGTTGCTCAGATGAATGAAGCATATGATGCTGTACGAGCTGCGCATGACGATCTTCAGATTGAGCGTCTGCTGAACAAAGCTGGCGACCTCGAAGAACGAGCGAACCTTGCAGAAGAAGCGTATCTGCTTGCACTCACAAAATAAGGGAAGTAGACTCGCAAACCGGGGGCGGGCAACCGCCCCTACACCCTCAGATGGAGGCAGGCAACGATGCGGACTGCGAAAGAAACAGCGAAAGATAGATTCAGGGACCTGCAGAACGAAGGCACTGATCTTTACGAGTCGAATGACTGTGCAGTGATAGCAGTTGCCGCAGTCTTGAACAAGTCCTACAGAGAAGTTCACACGGTGATGAAAGCGAATGGCCGCCGCAATCGCAAAGGCACCCCCTGGGGTATTTCCTGGCGTACCCTCAAGCATTTTGGCTTCAAAGCAGTCCCGGTAAAGAAGCCCGTTGGCTGCAAAACGATGACGAGCGCACCGCGTGCCCTTCGCCGTGCCGGATACGGAAAAAAGAATCTGCTGATCGCTATACGCAGACACGTAGCCGCGTTCGTCGATGGCGAGGTGCAAGACTGGTCGCAGGGACGTCGACATCACATCAGAAGCATCTGGGAGATCGTCCCGATAAACGAAATGGAAATGAAGCCAGTCGCACCGAAGCCCATCAGGCGAAAATGTATCACACCGAAGCCCGTTGCACCGAAGCCGAGGCCGAAGCCGATCTACGTCGCCCCTGAGGGCATCAAGAGTCTCAAACACACACGTGCGTACCTCGCTGGCGGGCTTGTTCGTGAGCATGGTCTTGCTGCTGGCGTTACGGATATGATGGTGCAGCAACTGGACTTTCTTTACGGCAAGGCGAATGCTCGCGAAAGCCGCTGCGCACTCGTCAATGCATGGCATGCTCTGCGTGCCTTCACCAACAGTGACAATCTCAACATGTAGACTCGCAAACCGGGGGCGGGCAACCGCCCCTACACATCTCAGATGGAGGTAGGGAACGATGACCATTGATGAACGAATCAACGAAGCGATTGGAAACGCAATCAAGCAAACGTACCTCGGGGCAACTCTAGGTGTTGCAGTTCAATATGGTTTGATTGCAGCACACGTCGGAGACGAGGGCAAGGCAGGCTGTGATGTTCACCGTATTGCCGAGATCCTGCACAGGCACGCATTGAAGAGCGAAAGTGCTGTGCCCTACCCGTGCACCCCTTCTGCGAAAGAACGAGAAGCCACGCTCATCCAGGAAGCCCAGGCGGCACGTGGATGTGCACGTCGGACACGTGAAGCAATGCGTCGCGTGATCCGTAGTCTACAAGCGGGAGCACATGAGCACCAAAGTGGCGGAGGCTGGCTTGGTCCTAAAAGCGCAGTGTCTGCGCTCGGTATGGTCGCAAGTGTCTGCAAGTCTCATAAACTGATGGGACTCGCAGAGCAAGCGGACGATGCCCAGGTGCGGGTGCAGCAGCAGGATTCCGAGTACTTTCTGAATGCCTACATCGAACGACAGGAAGCGCGTGAAGAGGCGGAACGTATTGGCGTCTGTCCTGGGTGCGGCGGAGAGTTTCATGTTTCTCTTGACATAGGGACCTCGTTACTGTAGAATGTAGATGTAACGAGTTGGCATTGAAAGCAGCTCAACACCTCAGACGGAGGCAGGAAACATGAGTAGCAACATGAGCAAGGCAGATGTGCTGGGCAGACTCGAAGACATGCTGGCAGAGATGCAGGAAATGGGTAGGGAAGCACGCAAGCTTATGACAGAAGCGTACCCGGAGGAGATGTACCGCCTTGACACATACAATGTGTTCACCAACATATCGAGCTGCAACCCTTACGATACTACACTGGAAAGCGAAGTGGAGCGTCTGCGGGAAGAACTCAGCGCATCATGTGACACACATAAAGATGGCTTTGACGAGGACGGCTACGATGAGGAAGGTAGTCACAGAGATGAATACGACAACTGCGTGGCATGTGGTAAAATGAGTTCGCCCACCGATCTGGATGGCTTCCAAATGTGCACAGCATGTGTCAGCAGGAAACAAGAATCAAAGCGTCTTTTCGATGAGCAAGCCGCAAGGGCGGACGCGGCAACACTTCACACATCAAACGGGCACGACTAGACTCGCAAACCGGGGGCGGGTAAACGCCCCTACACATCTCAGATGGAGGCAGGGAACGATGGATACAGCAAAAGCAGTAGCAAGAGCAATGAGACAGATGGTAGGCGTGGCTCGGCAGACCGACTGCACTACGGACGGCATCCTCGCCGCGCTGAACATAATGGAGGCGCAACTTGCAGCAGCAAGGGATCAAACCACAAACATCACTATCCGTGGCCGCTTGGAAGAACTGCGAGTGCAGGCGCGTAAGCACACCAAAACAGTGATCGGGCTGGACGTGCCGGGCACCGTGGAGTTGTGGGAAGATGCGCAGCGCCCCGGCGATTATATCATCCGGTATACGGACGGTGACACATACGAATTTTCCGTTACTCGTTACGGTGACATGTTGGAGGACGCGGAGGTGGAACTTGCGGTGATTTGCAAGCACGCCAACGGGGACGTGGTGCAGGCAAACACGGCACAAGGCCGGGACATACTTCGCTACCATCACCTCGCTCTGGAGCGCAGGCAATAGACTCGCAAATAGGGGGCGGGCAACCGCCCCTGCACATCTCAGATGGAGGTAGGGAACGATGCAACACAAGCGACAGGAATGGGTACTCATGAACATGGACACGGGCCGGCCTTTTATACGCTATGGCTTCCCAGTGCTCTACTCTACACGCGAAAAAGCAATGGAAGCAGAAACGCTTTTCCTTACACGTAACTACATCATCCACGAAGCAACGGTAACTGTGGAAATCAACTAGACTCGCAAACAGGGGGCGGGCAACCGCCCCTGCGCACCTCAGATGGAGAGCACGTCATGGAAAGCATCAAAGACATCCTCATGGAACGCGATGGCATGACCGCCGCAGACGCTGACAACTTGATTGACGATGCACGCGCCGACTTGGCCAAACGTCTGGACGCAGGCGAGATGCCCCACGATATTTGCGAAGAGTGGTTCGGGCTCGAGCCTGACTACTTCTTCGAACTTTTGCCCTTCTAACACAACACCTCAGCAGGAGGCAGTAACGATGAAAACAGCACACGAAATCTCAGTTGCAATCATGGATAAAATCGAGCGACACGAACTCGAGGATCCGCTTGGGTCCCATCTCGTCTGGAATAATGACAAGGGGTTCTACTGGCTGCAAGCCGAGAGCGTAGTGAGCACGGGCACTATCGTAGTCGTTGAAGCTGAAGCTGACGCTTCGCTCTGGCACGAACTCAAAATAGCACATGAGTGCGGCGAGGTGAACAGAGGGATGGTCGGAGAGCTGGCTGCAAATCTGCGTGAGCGTCTCGACGAGCGACGCCACTGTCTGATTAGCGCAGTCCACATGCCGGGGGCTGTTATCTTTTCGATCTACGGTGCTGACAAGTATCAGCGGGCACAGCTCACGCTTGAGACTGATCAGCTGACCAATGGGGAACGAACTTCACTCTACAAGCACATGCTCACTGCTGGCGCAAAATCAGTCTACGTGAACACGCATGAAGGTCGTCCACTTATGATGTGGGCGAACAGTATCGTTCAGCGGGTTCTTTACCGCTGAAAATGGAACTGAGACTCATAACGAAACTAAAGCGGAGCAGTCAAACTTTCATAAGGAGAACAACATGCAGGTGTTTGCAATACTGTCCCTCATCACACTCGGAATCCTGTTGCTGCTCCCTAGCAAAACGAACACAGAAAAAACACTCGCTGATGCTGGCGTCTTACATTGCAGACACTGCGGCGGGCGTTACTTGACACACATCAAGAACGGTCTGTGGCGATGCAGACTTTGCCTCATGGAATTTCACGATAACATAGAGCAGAAAGAGGATGAGAATGATCGGAGTGAATAAGCATGACATTGAGCAGCTTGTGGCGCTGGCACACGATCCGACGTTTCAAGAAACTACAGTTGTGTTCGCGACTCTTTCATTTCAAAAATTCATGGCATTACAGCAAGCCGGGTTCACGACGAAGGACGCACTCACGATAGTCATACAACAAGGACTCTCCTGGGGTCCAGAAACTGAAACAGAGGAAGATGAAAATGATCACTGTGCATAAAGGATCCGCGACGTTTGAAGACCTACAAAAAATCACTGCCGTTACACCGAAAAATGCAGGCAGCCGCTGGCAAGCGATTCAGCACGCTGAGCTAGTCACCGAGATCAAACAAGAAGTCGAACGAAGAGGATGGCGTGTGAAGGATCAGAAGTTCTCCATTGCGCGTGATGGTGCAGACATGGCAGGTGCGTTGCAGCTCACGCATGTGAAGGATGTTCCCGCAGTGCGTGGTGCGACGCTCAGTTTAGGTTTTCTCAATTCGAACGCTCGACGTAAGGCACTACGAATCACAGTCGGGCTTGAAATCACATGCTGCACCAACGGTATGTGCACAGGGGACATTCTTCTGAATCGAGTGCACGATCATACGGTTGATCTTCCTATAGAAATACAGCGTGCCCTGGATCGTTACACAATAGCCGCACAGCACCTGCCCTCCACCGTGAGCAAGCTGCGTGAAAGACGTCTTACGAGAGCGGAAGCAAGTGAGGTCTTGATGAGCGCAGGCAGAGCAAGGCTGGTGGGTTGGACAGCTATCGGTCGAGTTGATCGAGAGTATCGAAAGCCGACGTTCAAACAGCATGGCAAAGATACGTCTTGGGCACTGCTCAATGCATTCACCTACGCGGCACGAAAAAACATCGCGCCTACGCGGCAAATGCAGACCTATAATGATTTCCTGACGCTACTACCACAGGATAATCTCAACTGATAATCACAGGGGCTGAGCAATCAGCCCCACACTTCTCTCCTGACGATAATAAACGTGTAGACTAGCTGAGCCACTCTCATACGCAAAAACAACGCACTGGCGACGTCTGGAGAGCACCTCGAGGAGGATTGAGCATGAATTGCGATGTGAAACGCTGTAGGCATGACAGTTGCATCGGTTACTACCACAAACACGTTTGCTGGCAACACTGGGAGCAACACTGTGATGATGGCAACTCATTCGATTTGAAGCATGAATTTGGTATCAAGCGAAAACCAAAAAAGAAGCCAATCGCATCAGCTGCCGCTCGATGGCGTGCTCGGCAAAAGCAATAGCGCACGCACTTGATTTTTTTACTCAAATGTGTTACATTCTGTACAACGCAGTTATGATGTTCGAGTCTACAAGCAACAACAGGAGGCAGAACCGATGCAGACAGCACACGATGATACAAAAGCACGCGCAGAAAAGTTCCCGGCCACTATGATTCTTCCCGGTACGCAACTTGCACCTGAGGCTGGCTACGAGCTGGTAAAGAATCTGATTTTTCATCAGGTGCACAAGTTCCGTAAACGCTATGGCGGTGATGTTGAAGAACTGATCTGCGAAGCGAATCTTTCGTTTATGAAAGGGCATCTCCAGTTTGTGTCAGGCAAACGCAAACGCGGAGGCGAATACATCACGCCATACTCGACAGAAATTCGCTATTGGGTGTGGTTCGGCATGTTCGGCAAAATGAGGCAGCGGCTCAAGCGCCAGCAAAAAGCACCAATGGTCCCGTGGGAAGATCGTGACTTCGTGGACACATCGGTGAATGACTTCGACCTTGACGAGTATATTGAGGACTTTGATAAACCACTGAGCCGTGATGGGCGTCTCATCATTGAACTGATACTGGACGAACCTGATGATACAGTGAGTCAGATTGCAGAAGGAAAAGGAGGACAGCCTCGGAACTACCGCTCGACTGTCCGACAGGTTCTTCGCAAAAAATACTACTGGAACACATTGCGGATCAATGAAGCATTCGCGGAATTGAAAGAGGTTATGGGATGAAGATGCGCAGTGAAGAAGAAATGCACGCAGGTTTTGAACGCATGGGACAACTGTCAGGCGCGCAACTTGCGGAACGACTCGAAAACGCAATACGGGCACAGATGATTTTGCCCAAGTCACATGGACCGCTTCCACCACCAATCGTTACTCTAGTACGAACGAAAGACGAACAATGCGCGCAACACCCTACGAATACCAAAAAGAAGGCATCCTCGACATGGAGGATTTTCTCGGATCTTATGGCGGTGTGCTGCTCGCCGATGACATGGGTCTGGGGAAAACTCTGCAGGCACTTTGGCTTCTGAAGCGTAGCAAGGTTGGCGATATGTTCCCTGCTCTGGTCGTGTGTCCCGCAAGTGTCAAATATTTGTGGGAGCATGAGGCGTTGATGCATGTCGGCATACGTGCGCAAGTACTCGAAGGAAGAACACCACCAAAACGTGGAACGATGGGCTTGCTTCCGCGCTTACAGATTATCAATCCAGACATACTCAAAGCGTGGCTGCCGTACCTTCTGAAAATCGGTCTGCGCACAATCATTCTGGATGAGTGCCAGTTCTTCACAAACCTAAACGCGACAAGGACTCGGGCAGCCATTGAACTCAGTTATGAGGTGCCCTACCGCATAGCACTATCGGGCACACCGATATCAAATCGACCATCTGAACTTTACCCCGCGCTGCACATATTGCGCCCTGAAGAGTTTCCCGCATTCTTCCCCTACGCGCAACGCTTCTGCGATCTGAAACGACACCACGGAAAATGGATACACAAGGGAGCAACAAATATCCCCGAACTGCATCGACTTCTCAAGCGTACTTGCATGATTCGCAGACTCAAGGAAGACGTACTTGAAAATCTTCCCGAGAAGATGCGTCGAGTCGTGCCTCTCGACATTAGTGACCGTGATGAATATCAGCATGCCCGTGATCACTTCTCAAGCTGGATGCGCAAAAACTTCCAGCACTCAAAAGTCACCGCAGCACTACGCGCTGTAGCAATGACACAGATCGGATATCTGTTACGTCTCAGTGCGAAACTGAAGTGCCGTAACGTGGTGAAATGGGCCAACGATTTTCTCGAAGCATACCCTGACGAAAAACTAGTTCTGTTCGCAGTACATCACAGAATGATTGAAGTGCTTCAGCGCCGGGTACACAGCAAGCATGTGACGATCGACGGTAGCGTGTCAACCAAACGTCGCAAGCTTGCGATTGCAACGTTCAAGAACGACCCAGCGTGTAGAGTCTTTATCGGCAACTTACAAGCAGCAGGCGTCGGTATAGACGGGTTGCAGAAAGTCTGCAATAATATGGCGATGACTGAGATCGCGTGGCGCCCGGGCGATCATACACAGGCAGAGGATCGTCTGTTTAGAATCGGCCAAAACAAACCGGTGTTCATAAACTACCTGGTGGCGGGTGACACGATCGAGGAGCGACTGTGCGAAGTCATTCAACATAAGCAGCGGGTCATCCGCGAGACACTCGATGGTGTGCAGCACGAGGGTGACCTTACCGTGTTCGATCAACTTCTGAAGGAGATCAGTAAAAAATGATACACCGACACAGACAACGACAAACGACAGTTCATACACGATGTGTGCCCGAGAATCTGAAGGCGCAGTTCAAAAGCTGGTTTTTTCTCTTGACATAGGGTCCTCGTTACTGTAGAATGTAGATGTAACGAGTTGGCGATGGCAGCCAAACAAAACCCTTGACGGAGGCAGGAAACATGAGTAGACTAGCGAAAATCAGACCAGTAGCAAGCAAGGCGATGAGCGCAGTGGCACAGTATGAGAGCAAAGACGACACAACGAAGGACTCGCAGTGGACACAGGTGTGGGCCACTGTTGACATCAGTAGCTACAAGAAGACGCACAAGCTGTTCGTAGCGCACTGTTACATCAACTATGAGGACCTTGACAGCGTGCGCGAGGCATTGGAAAGCATCCCGGAGATAACCGACGTGGCGATAGTCGACGCACGTGCGACAACGGGCCGTGGCGTGTTCACCTATCACTACACACCGAAGCCGAAAAGCAACTAGACTCGCAAACCGGGGGCGGGCAACCGCCCCTACACCCTCAGATGGAGGCAGGGAACGATGAAGACCACACTGAAGGAGCAACAGATTCTCTGGGCGACATTCAACAATGAATATGCCGCTGGTGACTACACCGCAGGTACTTGGACATTCGCAGTGATCGACAACAGTGAAATCCCAAGAGCACAGGCACGAGGCGTGATCAGCAGTCTGATCAAAAAAGGGCTGCTCATCGTAGAGGATACCGAAGGAAAGAATCGAAATGATGACATGGCTTGCTACCGTACGGAAGCCGGCAACGAGCAGTGCAGGCTTCTGGGCATCGGCGTCAATACCGTCTACCCTCTGGAAGTTGCGACCGAGGAGCCAGTGGATGAAGAGAAGCTGACACAGGTGCTCATTGAAGCAGAGAAAATCATCACTGAAAACGCGGGCCCGGAAGATATATTCGGGTACATGTTTATCTGGGGACAGCTCATCATCGGCACGCATCATCTGCGTAGATGCCTCGGCTACGTTTGCACGAAAAGCGCGGGCTTCATCAAGATCAAAAATGCACTGGAAGCTGTGCCTGAAATCTCTGATGTTTGGCGTAACCTAGACTGACATAACCGGGGGCGGGCAACCGCCCCTACACCCTCAGATGGAGGCAGATACGATGAAGACTCTCACAGAAAAAACAGAACACGACTTGCGCGATGTGATGAGTGAAAATATCGACATCATTGAGCATGAAGAGGAGTGGATCATTGATGCGCTGCTCACAGGCTTCACTCTGCAAATAAGCAAAGCACTTCTCGTTCAAGAGAAGTGGACAGCAGCGCAAGGGAACATAGCATTGATCATCACCTCGACGCTATGCAAAGCAGTGAAGAAGATCCGCGAATTCGCGGTGCTCCGAGCACGCGCAGAAACACTCGAATGTGACAGGATCATTGCGGACGAATATACAACAAAAGCGGAGCTTGCCTACAAAAACGAACCGAAGCACTGGTCTGGTACCGATACCGCCGAAGGGTGGCGAATGCGGCAACGCGCCAACATACTTCGTAACAAAGTGAACCGCATTCAAAAGGAAACTAAAGCAGCTGAAGCTGCGCTTGTAGACTGGCTGAACACGCTTGGCATGGAAGAGGATGCATGAACCTAACTTCGCTTGCAAACAATACTAATTACATGATATAACAATCGTAACGTGTAGACTCGCAAACCGGGGGCGGGCAACCGCCCCTACACATCTCAGATGGAGGTAGGGAACGATGGGTAAGAAAACAGTGAGAGTAACTGAAGGACCGGACCGCCCAGTGCGTAAAAAGCGCGCAGGCTTTTTTGTTGCCAAACCCGACTTTCGGAAGTACTGGTGGGGCATGCCCTCATTCGAGCAAGGCAACGCGACGCCGCGTCATTCAATAACAATCAATTTGATGACACACGAAGACGTCGATGCTTTTGCGAAAGCGACGGGACTCTCTGTCACCACGAAGACTAAAGCCGTATGGTACCCGAATCGTCCGAAGTCGACAGGCTACGTGTGGGATGGTCCAAAGGAAAGCACACGGTACCCGATTTGCATTCCGAGCAAAGGACGCGCCACAAACGCGACCACGGGACGTGTTCTTGAACAGATGGGAATACACAATTACCGTTTCTTTGTAGAGGAGACAGAGGGTGACGACTATTGCGAAGCATTTGGCGAGAAACATGTCGTTGTAATGCCTTTCCACGACAAAGGACGGGGCTCGATCCCGGCGCGGAACTTCATTTGGGAATGGGCTTTGGAGCGTGAGTGCAAACGACACTGGACTGTAGATGACAACATCATGCACTTCGCACGTCTCACGAACAACGCACGCGTGCAGGTAAAAACATCATCACTCTTCACTGCAATGGAAGACTTCACTGACAGATACGAAAATGTGGCAATGGCAGGCCCCCACGATCGCAAGTTTATTTTCGATCAAACGGGCTCACTGCGGCCCGTGATCTGGAATACTCGTGTGTATTCCTGTATTCTTCTGGACACGCAGCTGGCAACCCGCTGGCGCGGGCGTTACAATGAGGACACAGATCTTTCGCTGCGGCTACTGAAGAAGGGCCACTGCATAGCACTCTTCCGTGCCCTGCTTATGAGCAAAGCGGTTACTGCGGGCGGGCAAAATGGACAGAGTATGAAAGGTGGAAACACGGACACTGTTTACGCAGGCGACGATCATCGCAAAGCATTCGCTGAGTCGCTTGCAAGACAGCACCCTGATGTTGTAAAAGTCGTGTGGAAGTACTCCCGATGGCATCATCAGGTAAACTATAAACCTTTCGAGCGAAACACACCGATTCTGCGTGATGATATCACACCGACAGGTGAACCGAACGACTATGGCATGTTCCTCACACATCAGGAAAAAGAGTAGGAGAAACATATTGTGACCAAGCTCCCTGCAAGACCTACTCGTAAGAAGAAGCGCCAAGGCTTTTTCAACGTGAAGCCCGACTGGCACAAATACTGGTGGGGCATGCCTGTGCTGGAAGAAACTGATATGCGCCCACGCTTCACTACTGTTGTGAACTTCGCGACACTAGCTGACAAAAAACAGTTTTTGGAATGCATCGAACTGCCAGTAAAAACCAAACTGAAGACATTCTGGTATCCGCATCAGCCCTACCGAATTGGCTGGCGATACAATGGACCAAAAGTCAGTAGCCATTACCCGATTTGCATTCCGAGCAAAGGACGCGCCACAAACGCGACCACGGGACGTGTTCTCGACCAGATGGGTGTAGACTACCATTATTTCGTAGAGGAGACAGAGGGTGATGCGTACTGTGAAGCATTTGGCGAAGATAGAGTGATCGTGATGCCTTTCCATGATCTTGGGCAAGGCTCGATCCCGGCGCGGAACTTCATTTGGGAATGGGCTTTGGAGCGTGAGTGCAAACGACACTGGACTGTAGATGACAACATCAAGTCATTTGCACGTAGTATGAACAACGCTCGGACGTTAGTCAGAACAGGAATGTTGTTCCGTGCAATGGAAGATTTCGTTGATCGCTACAAGAATCTTGTGATGGCAGGCCCACACGATATGAAGTTCGTTCACGACCGTGAGAATCCAGGGAGAGCACCACTGACATGGAACTCCCGCATCTACAGTTGCATTCTGCTTGATACGTCCCTCCCTGATCGGTGGCGCGGGCGTTACAATGAGGACACGGATCTTTCGCTGCGGCTACTGAAGAAGGGATACAGCACGTGCCTCTTTCGCACTCTGCTTATGAGTAAAGGGCAGACCGCGGGCGGGCAAAATGGACTCAGCATGAAAGGTGGGAACACGGACACTGTTTACGCTGGTGGGGATCATCGCCTTGCATTTGCCGAATCGCTTGCGAAGCAGCACCCTGATGTTGTAAAAGTTGTGTGGAAGTATCATCGTTGGCATCATCAAGTGAACTACGCGCCATTCAAACACAATACACCGATTCTACATGATGATGTCGTGCCCACGAATGAACCGAATGAGTATGGCATGTTCCTCATCAATAAGAACGAGAAAACATCAGCTGAAGAAGGGTAACTGATGGCAGATATTAGAGAGGTCCTACAGAACCTGGACATCCCCTGTGTCGGGGCAGAACACAGACACGGACGAATAGGCTGGGTGCAACTGGACTGCCCTCTATGTGGAGAGGGCACGGAAAGATTCCACATGGGGATCAGCATCTCAACGGGAGCATGTGCGTGTTGGCAGTGTGGACGACAAAATACCGCCAAGATGCTCTCACTCGCCTGCGATCAAAGCGCGTTCCAGATCCGACAGATCCTTGATGATGCCGTGCTTGTGCGCGCTCCTGAACGTGTGGTGGGCCGCCTGAAGCTCCCAGACGGTCGTGGTGAGCTTTTACCGGGGCATCGTGCGTATCTAGTAGCCCGAGGCTATAACGTAGCGCAAACCGAAGCATGGTGGGGTATACAGGGAATCGGTAATGATGCCCGAGAGCGGCATATGCGCTGGCGGATCTTCATCCCAATACACCACCATGGCCAGATCGTTTCATGGACAACACGTAGCATCAGACCAAACGATTCCCGACGCTATATGAGCGCCGCGATAAGTGACGAGAAGATCCGCCACAAGGAGATCCTCTATGGCGCGGATTACGCAGAGCATTCGATCATCATTCACGAAGGACCACTTGATGTATGGGCGACTGGACCTGGTGCTGTTGCAACATGTGGAATTGCGTACACGGAGAAGCAGCTTCTTGCGATGAGTCGCTACCCCGTTCGAGTAGTGTGCTATGACGCAGAACCTAACGCGCAAGTGAGAGCACGCGTGCTTGCGGATGCGCTCTCAGTCTTTCCCGGCACCACGTTGAATGTAACGCTTGAGACAGGCAAGGATGCAAGTGACGCTGATCCAGCAGAAATCGCAGAACTACGCGAACGATTCTTGGAATGAAAAATCAAAACGACACTATTGTAGTCGTTGCTACTTTTCTCTAATCAAAGGAACATCGAATGTCTGGAGAACCTAGAGCTGTTTTCGATTTTCACGCACATTGCTTGCCCCTTGCGCCCCGCATGGTGAATCAGCTAATGATGAAGCAGCTGTGTCTAATCGACATAAAAGTCTTTGCCGTCATCACAAGTGAAGAAAACGATGCCGACTGTGAGAGAATGATGGTGCGTGGTGCAAAAGAGCCGAAAGGCTGTGTGCTAACGAATACACAGTTTGCAGATTTTTGTGGTACCAATAACAGTGAAATTTCTAGGTCCTTGAGGCGACTGAGGGACTCGGGCTATGTGAAGCAGATTTCATACGACGGGCGCAAACGGATTCTGGAGGCACTACATGGCTTCTGACAAACATGACACAAGCATGAAGGAATCGGAACAGTTCAAGCTCAACTTTTTGTCCCTGCCAAAGGAAGTCTGTGACGCTCTGTATGCCAAGGAGATCACCTTGCTGGAGTTGCGAGTCTTCGGCGTCATCGCAAAATACACAAAAGCACCGAAGGGTTGTTTTGTGGGAAATGCACTCTTCGCTGAATACTGTGATACGACGATTCGGCTCATACAAAAGGCACTGAAAAAACTAAAGGACAAGGGCTTCGTGGTGCAAGAGAAGCATAAGGGCACAGCGGTTCGCTACCTGCGTGCCATCCCGACTGTTTTCATTGATGAGAAGAAACAGAAAACACAGGGGGGTGCCCTCACAGGACATGGGGGGGTGTCCTCACAGGGCACCCGTAGTAGTAGTAAGCCTATAAAGACAACAACACTCGGCAATGACGACTTGCACGAGCGAACGTCTTTCGGACTTGAAGCAGGGAGGCCCATCGGCACCAACGAATTCGATGTCAACATTGCACATCTTCTCTTCGACACCGTAAAGTCATATGGGCATGCACGCAAAACTGGCATTGGCAGGGCACGCCCATCAAGCTGGGCACTTCACATACGGCACCTACGAACTCTGGACAAAGTATCAGAGGAAGACATCACCACAGCACTGTGCTGGTATGAACTTCACATTGGGGAAGAATTCGTTCCGCAGATATTTTCTGGTGCTAGTTTTCGTAAAAAGTTTTCGAGTCTATGGCAGCAAGCAAGCAGGGGCACGTGGTGTGTGATTGAGATTGCACCAGACGTGAAGAAGGTAGCAAAGCGACTCTGCACTATTGGCTGGCCAAAAGGTAGCAGAGAACACGTGCCTGCAGCTCTTCAGACTTGTGTGAATGCGTATCAGAAATGGCTTGATGATCGCAACGCATTCATTGAACGACTGCGTAGTGACTTTCATGGAAAGACCTATGCAAATCGAAGAAGTCTACTTTCGTTTGGCAAGTACCTAGTGACGACCATGCCTGATGCGTTGACTTTCGCGAAACGATGGCTTCAGGATGTAAACAAGCAGATTCAGAATTGGGATGATTGGTCTGGGGATTTACAGCCTCTGTTGTTTCAAGAGAGCACAAAACGATTCACAGCAATGGGTCGAGGTTGGGCTGAATACTACACGAAAGCACCAGCACGATGGAATGCATTCATCATTGCAATGCATAAAGAAATTCCAGCATCCACATAAGGGGAAAATATCGTATGAAAGTTGATACGCATGACGCAACCGAAGAGAAAAGAATCCTCACTGCCTTGATTGTCGACAGCATGGTACTTGGGCAAGTGAGCGCACGATGGAAACAGGAGGGCTTGTTTAGAATCCGCTGGGCGAACCTTGTCGGGAAATGGTGCGTCAATTATTTTAGACGATACAACAAAGCACCGAAGGGAGACATCGAAGGACTGTTTCAAAGTTGGGCGGATAAAGCAACAGACGATACAACAGTCGAACTTGTTGATCAGTTTTTGGGAGAGCTGAGTGACGACTGGGAAGCAGAGGAGGAAGATACGAATTCAGATTACGTTATCGACTTCGCAGGTGAACACTTCAACGCAGTTCAGTTGGAGAATATGGCGAACATAGTAAAAGGGCATGTTGATCGTGGTGATGTAACGAAAGCACTTGCAGTTGCAGCCAAGTGGAATCACCTCGAGATGGGTGTTGGCGCAGGTATAGATGTGCTGCATGATCGAGCTGCCGTAGAAGAGGCGTTCGCGATAAAAGCAAAACCACTCATTACGTATCCCGGTGACTTGGGAAAGTTTTTTGGCGATCAGCTTGGGCGCGATGAGTTTGTGGCACTCACAGGTAAAGCATCAGTCGGTAAAACATGGTGGTTGATCGACATTGCATGGCAAGCGATTCGTCAACATAATCGCGTCGCATTTTTCGAAGTCGGTGACATGAGCCAACATCAGATTATGCGACGCTTTATGTGTCGCTCGTCAGGTGCGCCTTTGACAGGTCCCTACAACATTGAAGTACCGACGCACATTTCGAGAGGAGAGGAGAATGGCACAGCTGATGTTGAAACGAAAATAGTGAAGTTTGAAGGGCCTCTCAATTGGCATGAAGCATGGAAAAGCTGTGTGGTAAAAACACGCCGACACAAGAAGTCCCTTATGAAACTCAGCACGCACCCGAACAGTTCTATCAACGTCGAAGGAATTGGCAATGTGCTCGACATTTGGGAACGTGCAGGGTGGGTGCCTGATGTTGTTGTTATTGACTACGCAGATATCCTCGCAATCCCTACTGGTTACACACCAGGCGATCGTGATGCTATCAACGAGACGTGGAAGCAATTGCGCAACCTATCACAGAGTCGCCACATTCTTGTGGTGACTGCAACACAGGCCGACGCGAATAGTTATGACGCGCACACAATTCGTCGTGGGAACTTCAGTGATGACAGGCGCAAAAATGACCACGTCACTGCTATGCTTGGTATCAACGCCACAGAAGAGGAATCAGACCGAGGTATCTTCAGACTCAATTGGACAAAACGACGCGAGGAAGCTTTTTCAGAATCACGTTGTGTAACGGTGGCAGGTTGTCTGCAACTTGGTCGTCCACATATCAAAAGCATTTTCTGAAACGTTTGCCAGTTTCGGAACAATACTATTGGTGAAGCAGCTGAGACCAAGAGGGCCAAACAACAGGCTCATCCTACAAGCAGGAGGCTGGAATCATGGTAGTAAAGATTACGCAGGCGCAAGCGGTTGAGTTGTTCGTGTCCGTTGGAATGAAGACCGCGGACAAGTGGACTTTGGATCGTCTAGGGAAAAAGTTGGCGAAAATCGATGAGATGGTCGATGATGATCTCATCATTGAAGATGAAGAAATTGAAGCACGTCTAGTCGAGGTACTCTCCGCAATTGAAGACGGTGTTGCCATTGAAATCAAGAAAAGCAAGGCGAAGCCGAAGAAGGAAACGAAGAGCAAATCGAAGCTGAAGCCGAAGCCGAAGAAGGCAAAGAAGGAAACGAAGCCGAAGCCGAAGCCGAAGGTAGAGAAGGAAACGAAGCCGAAGCCGAAGCCGAAGGTAGAGAAGGAAACGAAGCCGAAGCCGAAGCCGAAGGTAGAGAAGGAAACGAAGCCGAAGAAGGAAAAGAAGCCGAAGTCGAAGAGTATCAAAAACGAAGGCGTTCCCGTTGTTAGACTCATCAAAAGTCGACCATTCCTCGCAGGTGTGATGATCGCTGAACAAGATGATCTCGAAATTGGAATCACACAAGAAATGGTCGCTGAGTTGGATGAGCGTTACGGTCGCAGCAATCCAATCGAGTCGTTCAACTCCCTAAAGTTTGCATGGCTATGTGTTCGTGGCTATGTGTTCGGAGAGAGCGACGTTGACTAACACGTGCATGCTGGCTTTTCCCCCCGTGAGCCAGCAACCGGTAGGTACAGTGCTCCCACGCTGTCCTACCGGTTATTTTTTTTTCGCCAATGTGTAACTTGGGACGATACTACAACAGACCTCAAACACAGGAGTAGCATAATGAAGTTGAATCGAGAAGATTTGTTGAGAAAACTGGAAGCAGTAACACCCGGCCTCGCAGTACGTGAAGCCATCGAACAGAGCAGTTGTCTCGTCTTCAAAAATGAACGTCTGCTTACATTCAATGATGAAGTTGCGTGTTCGATCCCATGTGACCTTGGATTCGAAGGAGCGGTGGTCGCTGCACCGTTACTTGCACTCCTTTCCAAAATGACTGAGAAGGACGTGAACATCTCTGTCAACGACAAGGGCACTGGACTGGTGGTAAAAGGAAAACGTAAACGCGCAACGATCACGATGGAATCAGAAGTGTCATTGCCTGTTGACGCAGTGGAGATTCCTGACGAATGGGAAGCACCCGGCGCAGAATTCGCTGATGCAGTAGGTGTAGTGCAGCACTGTGCCAGCAAGGACCCGAACACGTTCTCGCTCACTTGCATCCATATCACTCCAGATTATGTGGAGGCTTGTGACAACTATCAACTCGCAAGGTACCCAGTCCACACAGGCGTGTCTGAATCATGCCTGGTGAAGCGTGATTCGCTACGACATGTAACGGGGCTCGGTATGTCGAAAGTCTGCGCCACGAAGAACTGGTTGCATTGGCTAAACCCGACGACTGGTCTTGTTCTCAGTGCACGGCGAGAGTTTGATGAATATGAGGATCTTTCCGAACTGTTCATAATGGACAACGGTACCCCGACGACACTTCCAGGCGGACTCGCAGAAGCGTGTGAGAAGGCGGCAATTTTTTCTGAAGATAATGCCGATGACAATGTCGTTCTCGTGAAGATCAAAGCGGGCAAATTGAGTCTGCGTGGCAAGGGCGCGTCAGGCTGGTACGAGGAACAAAAATCCGTAAAGTATTCAGGGCCTCCAGTCATATTCTCAATGGCCCCTGATCTGCTTATTGACATCATCGCACGAACGAACGATTGTCTACTCGACGAAAATCGTTTGAAGATCGATGGAGGCAAGTTTGAATTTGTAACTTGTCTGGGGGAGGCGGAGCCTAATGACTGAAGAAAATCAAAAAGATTCAGCAGATGCCAATCCGATGTATGCTGAGATTATAACGTCAAACTGCCTCGGTACTCTCGTATGTGTAAACCTTTTTGGAAAGCGAATCGAAAAAGAGTTCCCACATAAACCTGACACACAGCATCGTCGACAGGCAACCAACTGGGTGAACAAATGGAATCGTCACCTTGAGGCAGAATGGATGAGTATTCGAGAAACATCAGCTACGATCATGCAACGATACACAGAAGCATTGATGTCGCAAGGTGTATCACAGGAAATCATAAGCAGTGCGATGAACATAATCGCTCGGTAAGGAGCTGGCTCGATAACCTCAAAAGGATGCCCGTGATCGGTACTGGCAAACGTCGTGTGCTTTTCGTTTCTGAAACACCTAGCACGTGTGAGGATGAAGGCAACGGAGGCTGGTCCAGCAAGTCAGGGAAGTTTTTACGAAGAACACTGGGCAATCTTGGATTTGATCTCGACTCCGACGCATGGGGAACATGGGCTGTTATCTGTAAAACACCGGCAGCACGACGCCCCAAAGTGCCAGAAATCAAAGCCTGCGCTCCTAATCTCCTGAAGGCAATCCGAACTCTCAATCCTGACGTTATCATACCACTCGGATCTTCTGCTGTACGTGCTGTTATTGGGCCCCTGTGGAAACGAGACACAGGGGAGATCGAAAAGTGGGCAGGCTGGCAGATACCGTGCACCGAACTTGGGGCCTGGGTTTGCCCGACGTGGGCGCCTATTGCTCTCATGCGCGAGAGCAACCCAGTACTGGATCGTCAGTTCAAAGTTCATTTACGTGCTGCGATAGCCCACGAAGAAGCCCCAGGGCATGTGGGCCCCGCCACAACTCGTTCTGCTGTACATTGTGAGCCTGACGTGGGTAAAGCAGCACGATGGCTACGAAAATGCTGCCAGCAGCGGTCTGGCGCGATTGCGTGGGATTATGAAACGAACTGTCTCAAGCCGGATGCTGCTGAAGCGAAGATCGTTTCGTGTAGTGTGGCGTGGGGGCGTACGAACGTTGAGCGTTGTATTGCATTTCCATGGCATGGTGAAGTGATTCCTGCCATGTCTGCGCTTCTTCGCAGTGACTTGCCGAAGATCGCCTCGAACCTAAAGTTCGAAGATCGTTGGACACACGCAAAGCTAGGACACGGTGTAAAGAATTGGGCGTGGGATACGATGATCGCTGCTCATGTTTGTGACAATCGCCCAGGCATTACGTCAGTAAAGTTCCAAGCATTTGTAAGACTTGGGACAGCTGTATGGAATGACAAAGTTTCCCCATTTTTGAAATCAGCCCCGGGTCGAAAACTGAATCGTATTTTCGAAGAAATTGATCTCATGGACTTGCTACTCTACAACGGACTCGATTCTGTTGAGGAGTTTCGCGTCGCCTGTGCACAGATCGAAGAACTTGGTGCTGTTCGTCCTTGGAATACATAACACACACCGAAAGGAAAATCATGCAGACATTTGAACATTTACAATCTCAAATCGGTGCTTGGTCACTTCAGCAGTTCCAGCATTTCGAGTCACCTTATTTTAGGGTATGCAAAACAGAAACGATAATAGCAAATGAAGCGGCCAAGCTTACAGATACACCACTGGCTGCAGTTGCACAAATCTTCAACGTCTGCGTTGATTTGAATGAAGTTGGCTCACTGCTTGGTCTTGTGGCAGAACTTGCTGGGCTTACAGCTGCAAGAACACCTGTTGAATACGAACAAGCGATTGGAAGCAGTCTGTGTTTCCTGTGTGACTATTGTTGTCGAGTGAAGATTGCAATCCCTACTCGTGTCGTACTAGACGTTGGCGATCAGTTCACGCCAGAGGAAGGACTTGCCGTGTACGTCGGTCACTTGTGCTGTGCTCACTTCAAAAAGCACACACGCATTATGGGCTTCCACGAAGATGCAACTTTCGCAGATGCAGAAATCAATGCGCTAGCTGGCATCATCTGGCATTTGGAAGCATTTGCGGAAAAACACACAAACACGAATCTGCTTACGATTCTCAATCAGACATGGAACTCCCTCACAAATAATCAAAAGGAGACGAACGATGAGTAGGTGGTATTGCACAGAATGTGGGCACAAGGAAGAATCTGATATTGCTGATGAAGCAATGCAGTGTCTCACGTGTATGGGTAAAATGGAAAAAGAATCGGATGAACAGGACGCTTCGACTTGTCATGTTTGCAATGGTATCTTTGATCCAAGCGAACTGATTGATTCTACATGCAATGATTGCAAACAAACGTTTGGAGACTGACGTGAAGGTACAAGAATACGATCCCAATTTTGAAGCCAATTCGCACAAAGAAAAAGCAGAGAAGATCACGCAAAAACAAGCCATTTGCATCGTCTGCAAACAAAAGTTTGACGCCCGCTATGTGATTGATAAAGTTTGTGAGGTGTGTGAAACAACACTAGGGGGTTGAATCATTTTGCAGTTGACAAAACGAAAGTAAAATGCACCCATTCACATTGAAACTGGATTGGAACTTTGCTTGATGGAAGGTAAACACAAAAAGATGAACCGACTTGACGGATACAAACTGTTTCATCATGGTGTGCAGGCTTTGTCGCAGATGGAAGCCAACGGTGTTCGTATTGATGTTGATTATCTCACTACCACGATCACAAAAGTTGCGACACGCATCAAACTTCTTGAAGCCAATTTGCGTAACTGCAAGGAATACAAACTGCAACGCAAACGTTACGGGCAAAAGGTAAACATAAGTAGTCGTGCGCAACTTGCGGCTGTGCTTTTTGAAGACATGGAAAATGAAGCAACTGCGTACACAAAATCAGGCAAGCCACAACTTGACGAAGCTGCACTTGAACGAGTCGGCACGAAGTACACAAGAGGCTTTCAACGTCTTGAAAAGTTGAACAAACTCCATGGTACTTATTTGACTGGGGTGATGCGGGAAGTCGAAGGGGAATACCTACATGCGCATTTTGGGCTTGCGCACGTGCGGTCTTATCGTGGGCAGAGTGATGATCCGAATCTGCAGAACATCCCCAAACGTGACCCGATGATTGCGAAAATCATACGGCGTGCGTTTATACCACGACCAGGGCACGCTCTTGTGGAAATCGACTATTCGTCGATGGAAGTGATGGTCGCTTGCGCACTGTCTGGGGATCCGAAACTTACGCATGATGCAACAGTCGGTGACATGCACCGTGATATGGCTTCAGAAATCTTCATACTTGACAAAAGTGAAGTAACGAAAGAAATACGGTTTGCCGCGAAGAATAGTTTTGTTTTCGCTGAATTTTATGGTGACTGGTACAAGCAAGTCGCCATTGCTTTATGGGACTCGATTGATCGTCTGAAACTCAAGACGAAAGACGGGCAAAGCATCTATGATCATTTGGCGAATCAGAACATATTCGTGCGCGGCGCATGTGACCCAAATGAAGATACAAAGTCGGGCACATTCGAGGCACATATCAAGCGTGTGGAAGATCGTTTTTGGAATGAAAGGTTTAGAGTCTACAAAGCATTCCGCAAAAAACAAGTCGAACTCTACACACAGCAGGGTTACATCGACACTGTAACGGGTTTTCGTTGTATGGGACCCATGTCAAAAAATCAGGTACTGAACTACCACGTGCAGGGGCCTGCATTTCACTGTTTACTTTGGTCACTTGTGACACTACAAAAGGAACTGAATCGCAGAGGATGGCCTGCGCTATTGATCGCACAAATCCATGATGCGTTACTTGCCGATGTGCCGATTGAACTCGTGCCAAAATATGTTGCACTCGCTAAAGAAATAATGACAACAAAATTGCAAGCAGCATGGCCTTGGCTTTCAGTACCACTTGAAGTTGAAACTGATTGGTCAACAACAAATTGGAGTGAGATGGCTCCCTTGGAGAATGACAATGGCACGGAATAAGTACTGGCTCAAGAACTACTACACGCGGGAAGGATGGACCGGGAAACGGGTGGAGTGCAAAAAGCATGAAGCAACCAGTGGTCCGTTCTATATGATTATGTGTGATGATGAACGCATCAATACAACCGGCGTATCACGCGAAATGAAGCGGCGTATCGTCAAGGCGCTGAATCTACTTGAACAACAGGAAAATGACGATGAGTGAAAAACTGAAATCGTGCCCATTATGTGGCGCGGAGTGCAGGACAATCAGTTGGGAAGATTATGATGAACACGGATGTATTTTCGGGAGTATCTACGTCGTGACATGCAATGAGGAATCGTGTCCGAATTCGATACGCACGATGCGTAACCCTGACCGTGCATTGGAGCGACACAACGCACTCCCCCGCAAGGAAGACTTCGCTGCTCGCATCGCAGAACTTGAAGCGGAGGTGAAGCTGTCACTGTCCGAGCGCACGGACTGGCGGGTGGTGGGCGAAGACTTTGAGAACCTTCCGCAGATAGGGCAAACCGTGCTCCTCCGCACAATAGGTAGCATTACAGTAGTTCAACGTGTGAACACACCGGATGGGGAAAGCGGTCACTGGTGGCATAATGGCTACAGGTGGTACAGCGCACATCCCACAGATGGATGGCTTCCAATAAACAAGGAAAACGTGAGCGAAATATGAAATCGAAGATACAGGAAATCAGTTTCAAATACACACACAATCTCGGTAACTTTGAGAGTTGTACCGTTTCAGCAACAGTAAGCATTGTTGAAGGTGATGTACCGAACCACGTCATGGCAAAACTCAAACGTTGGGTGACTACACAATGTGAAGAAGGTCCCTACGAGGAGGAGGATGATCTTGAGCCAGAAATCGACTACCCATAAGAATAATTTGATAACGTGTGTAGCCTGCGGCGACACGGGGGTAAACAGCAAGGGCACCCTTTGCTACTCATGCAGCCAAAATGATCGGCATCCGTTACGTGAGCGTGTCCTTGCGGCTGTCAGACTCGTGTTCGCTGATGCACATGCAATAAACCGCCCACCTGCGATTGAAGACGTGCGGCATGCAATTGATGCTGGCTTTATGCCACCGATTATGTACGCTGCTGGCTGGCGAGATGCTGATGGGAATATGAGCATGTTCGCCGGGCCAAATCCTGAACTCAGTACAATACTAGAAGTGCGCCCTGAAGGCTTCAATCTTGGTCGCAAAGCATACATCGTTAGGCTCATCCGTGGCACAGGTATGGATGAGCCATTTGTTGAACCTGTGGCACGATGGAACAAAGGTCAATGGCAACTAAAAAAGGAGCGAAAGTCTAATGCTAAAAGAACCGATAAAAACAAGAATTGAGGAAGTGCGAACGAAGCATTGCGGATACTACAATGCCATCCGAAACTTGAATGCAAATAGTGCGTTCACAGGCGCACTCACTACATGTCGAAAACTTGATCTTGAGCCTGAGGATCATGTGGTCGATATTGGGGCATACATCGGAGAGTATTCCATTTGGAGTGTTCGTCAAGGCGTTACTTCAGTAGTCGCATACGAAGCAACACCAAGTACGTTTGAAGTCCTGCAGAGTAACTGTCGAGGCTGTATGCGTGCGGTGCATGCTGCAGTTGTTGGTGATGATAGACAGACAGCACAGCTTCACGTGTCTTATGGAATCGGCGTAGCCAATAGCATCGCCAAGACAGGGCATAAGTTGTCACCAATTGAAGTCCCAGCAATTCGTTACGAAGATGCCATCAAAGGCGCCACCGTCGTGAAGATTGATGTGGAAGGTGCTGAGTGGGGCTTCGACATTCTGGGCAATCTCAAGGGACTACGAGGTATCGTTCTGGAGTTTCATCCGGTCAAAAGTTGTGACTGGAAAAACGAAGCGCAAAAAATCATGGCGGGCATACGAGATGCCGGCTTCACACCAATAACAGAACCAGCCCTTGTGAACTGTCGGTGGGACACAGGCGGCGTCTGGGTACGATAAGGAGATCTGATGCGAGAATTACATCTCGAAGAACGTCCGACGAAACTGAATCAACTTGTTGGGCAAACAGATGCAGTGATGCAATTGAAGGCCCTTGCACAGTCAGAAGAAGGCTTGCCACACACGTTTTTATTCACTGGACCAAGTGGCTGTGGTAAGACGACACTCGGTCGTATCATTCGGAAAAAATTGCGCTGTGGTGATGCTGATTTTGTTGAAGTGAATGCAGCAAATGATCGCGGTGTAGGCATGGTGCGACACATACAGCAGCATGTGGGTATGCGCCCAATTGCGGGTAACGCTCGTGTCTGGCTCATTGATGAATGTCATCAGCTAACAGCTGAAGCGCAGGGCGCATTTTTGAAGCTGTTAGAGGAACCGCCGGGACACGTATACTTCATGCTGGCAACGACAAATCCCGAGAAGTTGAAAAAGACGATCAGAACTCGTTGCACCGAGATCAAAGTTCGCTCCCTCACAGGAAAGGAAACAATTGGATTAGTGCAACGTGTGGCGAAAAAGCGTAACGACTTACAGCTTGATGATACTGTAGCAACAAAGCTCGGTGAGGTCGCTGATGGGAGTGCACGAAAAGCACTAGTGCTCCTATCACAGATCATCGGAATTGATGAAGTGGAGCGGCAGATAAACATTCTGCAAAAAGCAGACGTTGCCGCCATTGCATTTGAAGTTGCGCAAGCCTTGATGCGACGCAAGGGTTGGAGTACCATCTCCAAACTTCTGAAAGCAAACACAGATGAGCCTGAAGGTACACGACGTTTGATTCTTGCGTACTTTACCACCGTTGCTCTAGGTGGTGGAAAACAAACACAGATGGCCATCGAAATCATGGAAGAGTTTGAGGAGAACTTTTACGATTCTGGAAAGGCAGGTCTTGTGATGGCTTGCTTCCGTGCCTGTAACAGATAGGAGACTCGATCATGCCAATGGACAGTGAAGACATACGAGCAGAATTGGATCTGAGTATTGATGAACAGAATCTGATGAATGAATGGCAAGGGCAAGCATCGCTCATGCTAGACTGGGGCATTCGACTTGCAGATGCACAGCAGCAAGAGGATGAAGCGAAAGCCTACCTTGCTGCTGTGACTGCGGAAATTGATTCGAAGATTCGCGCGAATCCCACCAACTACGATGTTGTGAAGGTCACGGAAACAACTGTGTCCAATACGATCATCGAGCAGCAGTCACATGTAACGGCAACGAACGAGTATCTGGAAGCAAAACACGAAAAGAACATGCTGCAAGCAGCCGTCAATGCGATCTCACATCGGAAGTCTTCATTGCAGGGTATGTCTGATCTGTTTTTGCGACAATGGCATGCAGATCCGAAGAGCCCTGTTCAACCTATTGAGCTGCAAGAAGCAGCGAAAACAATAACGAAGAAAAAGATTGCAGGAAGGAGGACCAGACGAACCAGCAAACCAAAGTAGCAGAACAAGCAATACTATATTGAGGCAAGAACATTCTTGCCCATAACATCCCACATAAGGAGGCCAGTTTCATGGCTAAACGTAAACGCGGAAAGCGGCGAACAAATCGTCACGAACGCAGACAAACGCAGCACAGCAGTTCCGGTAGTTTTTCAGCAATTAGAATACCTGAAGGACTTGAAACATTCAAGCCAAAAGGTGGCCAGACATACCACATCGATATCATTCCTTACATCGTTGGCAAGTTGAACAAAGCAGCTGATGAGGGTGATGAGTATTTCGAGCTGGGCTACCCTGTTTACAGTAATCTTGGCGTCGAAGAAAAGAAGTTTATTGCCATTGGCGATTTGCTTGGCGTTCGCGACCCTGTGCAAGAACACTTCCTCGCACTACGTAGGGCCGGCGCTGAGTGGGATGACATGAAACTCTACAAGTCGAAAGCGCGACAGCTCCTTCTCTTTTTCGTGCATGAAGAAGCCGAGAAGGGCTTGCAGCTTTTCGAAGGTGCGTACGGTTCATTTGGCAAGCTGCTTGATGAGGAGCTTGAAGCTGATGAGAGTGCGTACGTGGATAACTTCGATGATCCTGATGCTGGGGCTACACTGGTTGTCAGATTCACAGCTGAAAACATCGGCATGACAAACCCGTGGATCAAGGCTTCCAAAATCAATTTTGATGAGCGTGAAGATGGCTTCACGGCTAACGGTAGCAAGAAGATGACAAAGCAAGTTCTTGCTGCTGCATCGAAAATCTGCCTTGACGATTTTCTAATCGTGGCCGACTACGCTACGATATCAGCAGCACTCAATGGTGTACCTGTTATTGATCCTCCTGTTGCGGATGAGGATGACGATGACAGTGAACTCTTCATCAATGATGAAGTCGATGATGAAGTCGATGAAGTCGATGACGATGACGACGATGACGATGACGATGACGATGGAGATGAAATTGCGGCGGCAAAAGCGGCTGCAAAAGCAAAGAAGGCAAAGAAGGCAAAAGCGGCTGCAAAAGCAAAGAAGGCAAAAGCGGCGGCAAAAGCAAAGAAGGGTAAGTCTGCACAGAAACTCGGTATCGAAAAGGGTGCTGATGTTGACCATGAAGATTTTGGATCTTGCACCGTTATTCGTGTTGCGAAAGACGGTATGTCCATCACGCTCATGGATGCAGATGATGAAGTCCACAAAGGCATCAAGCCAACTGATGTTAGCATAATGGATGAAGATGGTGTGGACGTAGATGAAGATGATATCCCTTTTGAGAATTCCGGTGACTCTACCGGGGAAACAGACAACGACACCTCTAATGGTGACGATGCTGATGGCGATTGGGATGCTGACTGGGCATAACAGTGGCCACACATGCACGCACTGACGGCTAGGCACTCTAACCTAGTCGCCAGTGCGTGTTTTTCATACAAGAGGTATATCACTATGAAACGAAGGGTTGACACACCGTGAGTAAAAGCGCAGACATGATAGGCGCGGCTTTGAAGCGCAAGCAACCGAAGCGTCGTGATGTGATTCCCAACTGTGATCTCCTGAAAACCGGATCAACGATTCTCGATCTAGCAATCACAGGGCGCAGACAGGGCGGTTTCGCCAAAGGCTTCTTCTTCTGGGTAGTCGGTGACAGCTCAAGTGGAAAGACTTTTCTTGTGCTGACCTGTCTTGCGGAAGCGAGCATCAACCCTCACTTCGACAACTACCGATTTTTCTATGATAATGCGGAAGATGGCGCACTCATGGATCCCCAAAAATACTTTGGGACACGCATGGCAAATCGTTTGGAAGCACCTGCTGTTGATGCTGATGGCGAACCCATTTTCTCGGAAACGATTGAGGACTTTTACTATTGCCTGGATGACGCGCTCACTGAAGCTGAGAGGCCTAAAGGGAAGCCCTTCATCTACATTCTCGACTCAATGGATTCACTCGATTCAAAGTACTCCGGAGAGAAGTTCCAAGAAGCAAAAAAGGCAGCACGCGGAGGCAAAGCAGCGAAAGGTGACTACGGTGATGGCAAAGCCAAAATCAACTCTACAGCACTACGAAAGATACGACCTAGGCTGAAAGCAACAGGAAGCATCCTCATCATTTTATCGCAGACACGTGATAACATCAACGCGGGGCTTTTCGAAGAGAAACAAGTGCACGCTGGCGGGCGTGCAATGAAGTTCTACACAACTGTGGAAATCTGGTCAAGTGTTGGCGCAAAGCTCAAGAAAAAGCTCAACGGACGAACTGTAGTTATTGGCATTCGTTGCAAAGTAAAAACGAAAAAGAATCGGATCACTGGAAAGGAAAGAGTTGTCGAGTTTCCCATCTATTATGCCACAGGTATTGATGACATCGGCGGCATGGTTGATTGGCTAGTTTTTTGGAAGTTTTGGCCAAAGGGAGGCAAAAATGGCGTCATTGATGCGGGTAAACATTTTGATGGCATAAAGGGTAAACGAGAGGAGATTGTTAGACAGCTTGAAGAGGCAGATCTGCGTGCTGATCTGGAAGAAATCGTTGAAGAATCTTGGAATAAAATTGAAGCGAAAGTCGCCGTCAAACGGGAGAGCAAGTATGCTAACGAAAATGAATAATGGCTACAGTGATGCACAGATCGACACGATGCTTGATCTTTTCTTCAGAGATAATCCACGACCAGCCCCCGCGCAGATTATCGCCGACGCCATAGGTGAACCGGACAAGTTCAAGTCGCTTTATGATTTCATCGGGCGAATCATAACCGGCGTGAGCAAACGTGAAAAAGGCAACGGTGGTCCATTGCGTAGTTACACCCCGACATCAGCGCGTGAGAATCGAGAAGGACGAAAGTGGTATCCGCGAGAAGATCAAGCACTTGATCGTGCACTGCTAGGTGCAGGGCAAACACGAAAGCCACCTGTTGATATCGTTTACATTGCGGCTGTACTCTCACGCACCCAAGCTGAAATCGCAGGCCGCTTCTTCCATCGCCATGCTGATCCTTTGAAACGCAAAGGATTCGGTCTTACAAAACACATTAGATGAAGGACAGACATGCGTGAACCACTACTGATCATTGACGTTTCCTTTCTGTGTCATCGAGCATGGCATTCTCTTGGTGCGCTAACATTTGGAAACGATGGCACCGGTAGCATTTTTGGTGTACTGCGTGATATCGTTCAACTCCAGGAGGCTTTTTTCACTAGTCGTATCGCATTCTGTTTCGACTCCGGGCCGAGTCACCGACGAAAACTGTTACCTTCATACAAAGGTTCACGAAGCAAACGCTATGCTGAAGAAACTCCAATCGAACGTGAAGCCAGAAAAGGTTTTCGCAAACAGATTGATCTTCTGCGCACAGACTACCTCCATCGTGCAGGCTTCCGCAACGTGTTCTATGCCAAAGGGTTTGAAGCAGACGATATCATAGCAAAGATCGCTGAAGATACACATCGTAATGATGAAGCCATAATCGTAGGAAGTGATCATGATTTTTGGCAATGCCTACGCCAGAACGTCTACTGCTGGAACCCCATTACACAGTCAGCTTATACAATCAAATCATTCCGAGAAGATTGGGGGCTTGAACCCACAGATTGGGCAAAGGTAAAAGCATACGCAGGCTGTTCAAGCGATGATGTTCCTGGTATCGCAGGTGTAGGTGAAAAGACAGCGGCGAAGTACTTGCGTGGTGAGTTGGGTGAGCATACACAAGCTGCGAAGAAACTCACAGTTGCTGATGATCTTCTGGTGCGAAATATGGCGCTGGTATGCTTGCCATATCACGGAACGCCAGCATTTGACGTTGTACCTGATGAGGTAACAGAAGAGCGCTGGCAAGCACTGGTAGACTCGCTCGGCATGCAAGCACTTCGAGACATAATACCCCGTAATGCAATTCGAAAATCGAAAGGAAGAAAACGTGGAAAAGAAACAAAAAAGGGCTTCGGCCTCTGTAGTTAGGAAAGCACTTACAGCTTTTCGGAAAGAATGGAATCGTTCACCTGCTGAGCTGATATCTCTGTTGAAAAAAAATGGGAGCAGCAAGAAGGGAAGCAGCTACGAACGTGAACTCTGCCACCGATTGAGTGCTTGGTGGACTAACGGGGAGAGGGAGGATATATTTTGGCGCACAGCAGGTAGTGGAGCGCGTGCGAAGGTTCGTGGTAGATCATCAAAAACAACAGCCGGGCAACACGGTGACATCGCTGCAACAGATCCGATCGGCAAGCCACTCATTGATGCATTCACTATTGAGCTGAAGCGTGGTTATTCAGAAAACACGATACAAGATCTCCTCGATTGCAAAATCAAATCAGGTGTACAGCCCTATGGTGGATTCATTGCACAAACAATCGAAAGCTACGAACAGGCGAACAGTTTTTCATGGATGCTTGTGACTCGCAGAAACCGACGTCGCGACATGGTCTGGCTTCCCTATCCAGCTTTTGCTTCTCTGCGTAAAGTCGGTGCTTTTGCAGCAGGAAGACCAACGCCATTTTTACGGATGCAAGTTTCAGTGCGATACTGTAGTAGAAGCGACGGGCGCATCACAATATGTGGCTGTACTCTTGATGATTTTTTGAGCAACGTGCAGCCGTTTCACATCTGCCAACTTGTGGAGACATGAAATGAAAATCAGAATCATTGAAACATGGCCGGGCGGTGATGAATACGAGACACTGGCGAAGTGGGGGTCAAGCGTGGCGCGACGCTTGTGGGATCGGATGGAAGCCAACCCCCACATTGCATGGGACTATATGTGGGAGGGCGTAGGTGGCAACCGCCAGACAATCGCCATCCGCATGGAGGACGAGGATGAGGGTGTGACTCCTGATGCGCACTGCCCGAACTGCATGTGCTCTGGAGCGACTAGGGGAAACACCATGAGACAAACATTCCTGCCGGGTATGGAACCAGACACAAATGAAGAGCGTGCACGTGAGCGTGTAGCACTTGAGGCTTCTACGTTTATGTGCCGCTACTGCATACACGATAATCAAAAACGCACCGTTGCATTTGTGGAAAAGGATAATACGTTCAGGTGCTATACTTGTGACCGTGTAGACATACGAAGAACGAAGAAACTGAGGTTGTATAATGATTGAACAACTGATAATCCAAAACTACCAAAAGCACAAAAAGCAAATCATCAATTTTGGTCCTGGTATCACAACAATCCTCGGAGATACAGACAAAGGGAAATCAGCAATTTTACGTGCACTTCAATGGGTAGCAATGAACGTACCTGGTGGAGAGGATTTTATCAACTGGGAAGCACCTGGGGCCACGGTAAAAATCAAGCTCGATGGGCACACGGTTGGGCGTCGGCGGAGTCGTGGTGGTAGCGTGAACGAATACAGTTTTGATGGCCAAGTGTATAAGGCTTTTGGTCGCGGTGTGCCTGAACCTATTGCGGACTTTCTACGCATCGGGCCTTTATGTGTGCAAGGGCAACATGATGCAGCATACTGGTTTAGCAAAACGGCGGGGCAAGTCAGTCGGGATCTCAACGCGATTGTCGATCTTGGAATCATAGATGATACGCTTGCAGATGTCGCACGTACAGTCCACAAAACACGCACCAGACTTGAAGTCGCCGAAGAGAATCTCACTACTACGAAAACTGAGTGTAATCGCCTTGACTGGGTCCCTGATTTCACTGATGCTTTGGAGCACGTTGAAGCTGCTGAAAAAAGAAGCGCCAAAACAAGCTCCCAGACGCGTTTGCTCGTTACTTTGCTTGAAGACATGTCGTACCAGCGGGCCCGAGAGAAACACGCAGCCAGCATAAGGCTGGCGGGACTGGCAGTGTTGGAGCATGGAGATCAAGCTATTGCGCTTGAGAAGCGTTCAAAACTTCTCAAAACACTGCTTCAAAGTGTAGCAGATTGCAGAGAGGCCGCAAGGCAAAAAGTACCTTCGTTCGAGGAGATGGATACAGCCTTGAACGAATATCATCTTCATACAAAAGCAGCTGCAAATCTACAAGCGCTCATCAGTGACATTCAGACAAAGGAGACTATCCTGTGCAGTGCGGAAGAAACAAAGAAACAAGCGGAACAAGCGGTGCCGAAAACATGCCCAACGTGCGGGCGATTTTCGTAGCCGACCTGCATCTCCAAGCGCACGCGCCGCCAGCACGATCTTCAGAGAAAAACTGGTATGCTGCAATGCAGCGACCGCTTGATGAGATTGCGCAGCTCAGTAACAGATTTGCGTGCCCCGTGCTTTACGCTGGTGACATCTTCGACCGTTGGGACTCACGTCCTGAAGTGATCAACTTCGCACTGAATCATTTGCCACCAGGCTACGCTGTACCGGGGCAGCATGATCTTCCGAATCATGCCTACAATAATATACAGAAGTCAGCTTATTGGACTCTTGTTCACACAGGCAAACTCAAGACACTGACAGCCATTGGAACAGAAGTAGGCGAGAACATAAAAGTGTATGGATTTCCATGGGGAGAACCTGTCATTGCGCCAAAAAAGTTGGACCCTTCATTGACACATATCGCGCTTGCACATCAGTTCATCTGGTGTAAAGGCACAGGCTATCCAGGGGCACCGCTGAAGCTGACAATCACAAATCGAAAAAAGGCTTTGGCAGGCTTTGATGTCGCAGTGTTTGGTGACAATCATAAGGGATTCATTCGTAAGGCGGGTAGTGTGATCGTCTGCAATTGCGGTAGCATCATGCGGCGGAAAATCGATGAACGTACTGCTAAACCTTTTGTGGGAATGCTAACTGATGATGGTGAGGTTCTTCCCCATTTTCTTGACCAAAGCCAGGACAGTTTTTCGGAAGCCACTGATGGTGAGAAGCGAGTTGGAACGATGCTTGATATGACAGAAATTGTCAATGGTCTGCGAAACCTCACCGCTGATGAAGCACTCGATTTTCCTCTGGCGCTCACACGATTTTTTCGGATAAACAAGGTGAACGATAGTGTGCAGAACATTATCATCCAAGCATGTGAAAGAGGAGGCCCACGATGACGGGAAATGATTATGTGCAATTTTCATGTTGCTATTGCAAACAAAAGGGTTTTGATTGGATGAATATGGCCTGGAGACCCAAGGGAGTACCAAGTGAAAATGATATTTGCGAAGACTGCTGGAACACACTTGGCATGAAAGAACGTAGTGCCATCATAAACAAACATCAGGAGAAAACCAGCCATGAGCATTGATACGACACGGTTCAAGAAGTTGAAAGCGAAAGCAGACAAAGCAAGGCAAGTTCGTGACCGAGCTGCAGGGCAACTCGACGCATCAATGTCACGTCTTGAAAACGAATTTGGATACACTACAGTGAAAGAGGCAAAAGCTGCGTTGAAGAAACTCAAAACAAAAGCAGCCGCCGAAGAGAAAAAATACAACGCTGCAGTCATAGCATTCGAGGAGTCTTGGGATGAGCAGCTCTAAAATCAGTGTGTGGCGAAAACGAGCTGACAGACTTACAGCAGAACACGCAGCTGCCACCATGGCACTGAAACGTGCACGCCGCTCTGTTATCGATAGTGAACAAGCTGCCGATGATGCAGATGAAGCGCAACAGATTGTGCAAGCTGTGGCTGAAACCGTGCAAGAAGAAGCGCACAATCGCATCGCGGGTGTTGTTACAAAGTGTCTGGAAATCTTCGACAATCCCTATGAGTTTCATATAATCTTCGAACGCGCACGTGGGCGAACCGAAGCTCGTCTTGTTTTCACAAAGGACGGGCAGATAGTGGACCCCATAACAGGTAGCGGTGGTGGTGCTGTGGACGTCGCAGCATTTGCATTGCGGCTGAGTTGCCTGATGCTCTCAAAACCGCCAATGCGACGTGTATTGATTCTGGATGAGCCCTTCAAGTTCGTTTCAGAATGCTTCCGCGGCCGCGTACGACATCTACTCGAAACGATGGCCACAGAAATGCAAATCCAAATCATAATGGTCACCCACATTCGAGAACTTGAAACAGGGTACACAATCACACTTTCATAGGGATAGAACCATGACTGCAAAGCGAAAAAAGACCGACGCGCATCTACGTACTGAAGCCAACAACAAAGAACTGCAAAACGAGAATGAAGAGCTGAAAAGAAAACTGGTTTTGCGGAGTGCACTTTTGCGGAATCATATGGAATACACAAACGAAATCAATAACAAGATGGCAGAGTTTTGTAGTGAACTTGCCCCCCTCATAAAGGTAGCTACACAGTACGCCTCCCCTCACGGGAGCCCGGGCGATATGTGTCCCGATATAGCTTGTTTCGTTCTGCAATCAGAGTAGCGTGTGCACGCCGGGCTTCCCTTGCGTATACACGCACGGAAGCACAGTAGTGAGGTAGCACACCTTCCAGCCCCATACCCGCAGCCTGCAACTCATGTGAGCAGCGTGCGCGACATGTTAGTAGCGCGGGACACTGTTGACATTCGTGCCGGGAGAGTTTCCATTTGTGCTGATCATGTGTCTTCAGCTCTGTGACTTTCGTCCTGTTAGTGATGCCGTCGGTGGTGTTCCCCAACATCCATTCGGGGTCGGTATCGGGGTTGCAGAACCGATGGCACGGGTACAGGTCACCTTCCACGGTGCAGGCGATTGTCTGGCACCCTGCTTTGCACAAGTTCCGTCCTACCAGATTCCCTGGCTTCCAAAGACTTGTGATATGATTCCGCAGGTGAAAAAGGTCAACGAAAACACCTGCACGCATCTTCTCAATCCACCAGTCCGTGAGCTTCGTAATCTGCTCCGCGAGCACGGGTATGACCGGCATCCAATCATTAGCACAACCGCCTGCAAGCACGCAGTTCACCGTCTGAAATCCGACCTCTTCGTGCAGGTAGATCACGGACTCTGTGAGCCGGTCAACCGTGGCGGGACTGACCGTTGCACGGCATGTCTTGTGGGGATACTTTGCGAGGAGTACTTTTGCGCCCCGGTAGATATCCGCTTCCCGTGATTTGCCAGTATGCTTATCAACACGGGCGCTGACCACTTCGGGGCACCCGTCTACGCTTGCGCTGATGGCGACTTTGTGCGCCGCAAGCCACTCCAACTTCTCGCTGGAAAGAAGTGACATGTTGCTAACGATACCGATGCGAATATCTGGAACCTGCTCGCGTAGCCACTCTACAGTTTCAACAAGGGCATCCCACTCGTGCAGGGGTTCACCGCCGAAGAACGATACCCGTGGTGCAGGTGTTTCCCGTCCGTTTTTCAGTGTGCGCCTTTGGGGGGCTTGTGCCAAGAACCACGAAAGGTTCTTGCGTGTTTGTGCTTGGTCAAACTTGGCTTGCGCGTTGCACGCCGAGTAGCACCATGGGCAGGCCAGATTGCACCTGTTGGATAAAGCTGTCTCAAACTGATTGTATCGCATCATCATTCTCCTTCATCGCAGTTGTAGCAGTAACCTTGGTCGCAGTTGTCGCAGTTTGGTCGCAGTTGTCGCAGTGACCTTGGTCACCATTTGTACAAGGACCTTCATCACAGTTAGTGCAAGGGCCATAATCGTAGTTGTCGCAAGCACCTTCGTCGCACTCGTAACAATAACCTTCATCGCAGTTACCGCAGTAGCCTTGGTCACCGTTTGTACAAGGGCCGGCATCGTAATTTGTACAAGGACC